ACCACCATCTGTAGGTGTTGCGTTGATTTTATTGATAATTGTGTAACATTCAGTTGCAGTCGCTCCTGTAAAGTCCAAATAGAATGTATCACCAGGGAAAAATGCTCCTGGTCCTAAATCAGCAACAATCACATTTGAACTACTACATCCTGAGATGGTGTAAGTGGTAATCGCACTTAAATCAGTTGGAGTTGGTGTTTGTGTTAATGTTGGTGTAACTGATGGTGTTTGAGTATTTGTTACACTTGGCGTAGGTGTAATTGTATTAGTTGGTGTAGGCGTGGGTTGAACACTTGCTGTTGGCGTTGGTGTAATATTAATATTATAAGAAGTCCAATAACCATTGTCGTTTAACCAAACTTTGGCATTAGCGCCCGTTGCAAATGTTTGACCACTTGAAACATATTCCGCAATTTCAATAAAAGATGGTTCGGTTAAAAACTTTGACCTAAAAAACCCTACACCAGCAATTGGCCCATCCGGGCTTGGGTGATTTAGTGCAGGAACTGAATAACATATTACATAACCTAGGTCTTCATCAGGTCCGTTCCACCATCTTACTCCCCCATATCCACCTGTGTAATTTTGAGGTGTTATACCAACAGCAATTTGTCCAATTTGTTCAGTTCCATCAATTGGTGCTCCGGGGTTAAAGGCAAAAGGACGAGCTGTAGGCATTTTTTTCTTGTTAATTATAAATACTCTTTGGTAGTAAGTTTTTTCTTCACTATATTTGTATCAAATTATTTTTTCAAATGGCAAAGATTAAAGATATTATTGAGATGGCACCCGACTCGTTCAAAACTAGTTTGGTGGATGTATTAATTGCGATTGACTCTTCGAAGACAAAAAAATATGTTCCGATGATGCTGAAGGTTCTTCAGAATAACAGTGATGAAAATAATCGGAATACTTTACAGGAAGATTTTATTGGCGAGTTACGAGATTACTATGGAATTTCTAATTTTCCAGATACTATTGACCCGAAAATAGCCTATATGTTGTTGCAAATATTGGGTTCAGATATACTTAAAGACTTGATGAATTTTATGGATTCCTACGAAAAAGGTTATTTCAAAGGTCTTGATATCACAACCATCTCAAGTAGAAAAGAATTAATCCAATGGAACGGTCTTACTGCTTTGAACAAAATTGGAAAAGAACTGGCAAAACAAGTTCAAAAAGATTTTGAGGATGAAGAATGGTTGGTTGTTCGACCCTTTACTTATGAATCATCAGTTAAGTACGGTTACGGTTCAAAATGGTGCACCTCAATGGAACATTCCGCTGAACATTTCTTCCGTTATTCAAATAATGGCACACTGATTTATTGCCTCAACAAAAAAACAGGAGATAAAGTTGCTGCTCACTATGAACTAGGGGAAGGGATTTCTTTTTGGAGTGCTGAAGACACTAGAATTGACTCAATGTTTTCTAACTTACCAAATTATATTATGGATGTCATTCGTGGAATTATTACTGATAACCCAGTTACCAATCGTTTATTGAGTGTTAAAGTTTGGCAAAATTCAAAAAATTTGTGGGACAAAACTTGGAAGAAAGGTCGCGACATGGAAGTAATGGAAGAGCAAGAGCCAGTGAATGTTGCTGTCGAAGGATTTACCCCTGAGGATAATGATGCTTCATGGGTGTTCCCAAGGGGGGTAAGGTGATTTTGCCTCGAACGGGTTTTTGTGAACACAGTTCGGTTCAAATGGTAAAATCCTGTAATTTACATTTCTGACGCAGTAATTACCTTAAAGGTATTATGTTTAACAAAACTTGTTTGCTCATCTATATTGGTAACGGATATTCTGTAGATAGTCCAAATTATGACAACACCTACACTTATTCCGTTGATATGCGTGATAACCAAGACAATCACAATAAGATGATTGTGGAGCCTTTAAAAGAGGTTGGTTACAGCGTAGATACCATGATTGTAACAAATAAGCATAAGTATTACCACGAGTTTGTCAAAGAGCTTGGAGCAATCCCTGTAAACTACGAGGACTTTTCCAGAAAAGATGAAAAATTTTATAGAGAATTATATGAAAGAAAGATTCCAATGCTCTGGGGTCCTGGTAATTTCAGAAGTGGTGGAAGGTTGTTAAAACTTCAACAACCCTTACCCGAGTATGATTTGTATGTTTTTGCTCGGGCTGATGCTGAATTTAAAATGTCCCTTAAAGACTTAAAAGTTGAACAAGACAAAATGAATTTTTTGTGGGCTGAAACAGATTATAGAATGTTTACAAACCGCAGAGATGAATTTTTAGAAGTATATGAATCCGAATGGTGGTTTTGGAAAACATATAATCGTGTTGCTGGTAATGTTTTGAATGTCATTCCAAAAAAATATATTAATTTATTTATAAGTTATTATTGGATGGAACACGTCGCATTACATGGTATTTTGACAGATACAAGTCCTATAATTACCGTGGAGAATGATGTAAATTTGATGATGGGATATGAGAGATGTTATGTTACCGATTTAAGATATGCTGAAAATCCTGTTTATACCTTTAAGAAAAAAAATATAAAAAATATTTAAATTTTTTTGTTCAGTCACAATGTTTTGTGTATCTTTGTTGTATTATGTATCAAAATAGACCAAACTTAGCCAACCAAACAAAATGGGTTGTTGTATCCCAAGACAAGGTTTTTCATTATGAAACCTTTCAGGAAGCTATTTTAGATAAATCAGGAAACCTGATGCCATTAAACTATTATGAATTGCACTACAAACCCCTCCACGATGAAAGTGCTATTCCTGGACAATGATGGGGTTATCTGCTTGTCAGAGAACTGGGGTTCTCGCAGAAAGAAACAGATAAAAGAAGGTAGAAGCATGGGCACACCAGCGAGTGAGCTCCCCGTGCATGCTAGATTTGATAACTTCGACAAAAAAGCTATCAAGATTCTCAATCATATCCTTCAAGAAACTGGAGCTGAATACGTTGTGAGTTCTGATTGGCGATTTCACGCTACCTTGGAAGAACTCGGGGATTATTATATCTCTCAAGGAGTTATGAAAAAACCAATTGCAACAACCGATATGTTCAAAGATATATTCCCATCCGAATGGGCTCAACTTCGTTTTAGAGCTGAATTGGAATTGGAGCGTAGCATGGAAATTCAATATTGGTTGGATAAACACCCCGAAGTTACCCATTGGGTTGCTGTGGATGATTTGGACATGTCGATTGATTTTTTATCTGGTCATTTTGCTGCTAGGGATAAATCAGATGACAAGCCAGGACTTACAAACTTTGTTAAAACTCCTAAATCCTGGGAGGGTATCAAACAATCAGGAATAAAAGATAAAATTATTAAATTTTTAATGTAATGCCAGGGAAACGATTAAACAGAGATGAAAAGGCACAAAAGACCGTTGAAACTCTCATCGATAAGATGTTCAAGAATGCCGGTCATGATGTAAGTTACAAAGATGTAAAAGGTAGAACCGATGCCTGGTACAAGGATTGGACTATGACAGTTGAGCAGAATGACCAATGGAAAACTTGGGGTATTGAATATCTACGGAAAAACATGAAATTAAACAAAAAATCTGCGGAGATTGAAATGGCCTGGATAACTCTTATGTGGGGATTAACATTTTCCGATTTCAAATGAGATACCTAGCCATTTTAGTTTTAGGGCTTGCTTACGTGTTATTGGTAGGTTACATCCTTTATCAAACTGGAAACCCTTGGTGGTCATTGATGGCATTATTTCTACCAAGCATTCTGAGCACATTATCAAATGGGGATGATAACAATCCTGATTTGATGTAAGGAAGGTTAGCTGACCTTTCGTATTAAAATCCGATTCCGGATTTAAAATCTTTTACGGTTTGAAGGATTTTATCTAAATTAAAACGAGGCTCGTTAGGGTCCTTTTTTTTTGCTTTTTTAGTTTCCTCAGAATCTTCCTCAGAATCTTCCTCCTCACTGGAAGCCTCATCAGTGCGATTTGATACATGAACATGGTCATCATGCCCTGGAAATCCAAAAGTCAAAAATGCTTTTATTTGATTACCTTCTTCTTCTTTATTTTTTGTATAACCCAAATTTTCCAACTGATTAGTAAATCTTTCGACTTCAGATTTAATTTCTTTCCTAACAGCTTTTCCGTTAATAATTGGAATATCCACTGCATTTCCGAAAGTATGCCGAGTGCTAGGGTCGTTATTTTTACCTTTTGGGTGTTTGGATTTAATTGCACCGATTGTAACAACAACATTACCTTTAGAAGCAGCTAAATTAATATCATCCAATAAAGCTCTGTTAACCTTGTCGGGAATATTCTTGTCTCTAAACACAATATTTGAATAACTGACATCCTTTGGGTAGACATAATCTTCCAACAACGAGATATTACGCTTAATCATGGCAATCTCCTTTAACAACTCTGGTTTCATAATCTATAAATACTTCGTATTGGAGATTAGAGCCGAAGGTGGGAATCGAACCCTGCGTCACACCCACCTCTCGATGAGCTGCTCTACCACTGAGCTACTTCGGTAAAAATAGACCCGGGCCCAGCAAGCCGCTCACGCAGAGACGGAAGGGCCCTTTTGAAGGTCTATCGAGCAGAAGACGAGATTCGAACTCGCGACCTATAGCTTGGAAGGCTATAGCTCTACCAACTGAGCTACTTCTGCTTTTGTTAAACAAACAAGACAATATCACCATGGATATTGTCCCATTCACAATTATACACTTCACATTGAGACTTGTCAATAATTTGACCTGATTGGAAGAGTGCATCGGTTGGGTTAAGAATATCAGAATTCATAGAAAAGGGGGGGTTAGGTTTAAATATATGAAGATTATGAATTCTACTCCGAAATATCCCTCTTATCTAGGTCGTAGAGCAAAATTTCGTTGTTTTTCCAAGCTTTCCAATTATCAAAATCTTTTAGTTCTACTAAAACTTCATTGCGAACCAAGGTATAGCCCTCGGGGGCTACACCATTGTATCGGATTTTTTTAATATCTTTTTGACTTGGTTTCATTTTAAATCGTAAATTTTTTACATTCTTCTAACGTCAAAATAAATTTTAAATTTGGGATTGTTTTTTTCAAAATTTCAATTTTTTTTATTTGATTTTGATATGCCGCTGGATTTTTTGGGTCCAAGTATAAGTCATAGTCCTTCAGATAAAAATCTGGAAAATAATTGTGTTCAACATTATTTTTGTCTAACCATTTTATTGGTTCTGGTCTAGTCCATTTAATATTTAATTCGTCTAACCTAATTGCTAGAGCTAACTCCCAACTACTATCTAATAGATACCCTTGATATTCCACAACCCCTTTTCTTAAACGTCGATGATTCGAACTTAACGCTGCTTGTCTCAATTTTTTTTTACTCTCGTCCGTGTGTTTTTTAAAAGGATTTGGATGTTTTTTTCCTTTTAAAGAATGACTTATAGATTCATTATTCAATTTAGCCTTAGTAAATTGATTTGTTGCACCTTTTTTTTGTCGCGCTTTATTCATTAGCTCTACTGAGTTTCTTTTATTCAATTCTGCCAAATATTCTTGTTTTTTTGGATTTAAATCACACCATCTTGTATGATTTGCAATAAAATTTGTTGGCTTATCGCTAGTATCAAAAATTTGGTCACACCATTTACATTTTTTCATATCGTAAGGTTTATATGAATAAATATAAGCGGATAGAGCAAAGGTTTTCCCTTCCAGAAAAATTAGTAGGCCCACCTGGATTCGAACCAGGAATATCTCATTAGAAGTGAGAGGGTATATCCCTTTACCTATGGGCCCATTTTGTCCTACAAATATGAGAAAAAAATTACTTGTCGTCAACAGGATGCAAAACATCAAACAGAAACTGACAATAATATTTTCTACAAATCTGTGGTCGGATATCATAGATAGAGCAAGAACGCAATGTGGAATTGTAAAATATACAGGGTTTACGTTTTTTTTCCATATCGACCTTCAATGCTGGAAATGAATTAGGGCTTTGCCAGCAACTTCTTTCGGGAAATAGTTTTGAACCTTCTTCAAATGTATAAAACACTTCTTCAAATTTTACTTTTCTACTAAATCTATCAGACAATCTTTCAAGGAAATCTTCCTGGTCAGTGTGAGGTCCAATTATGTAATCCCTATCTTCTAGGTGACAACAACTACCATCGTGGTCTTTTCGGCCATAACAATTATGACTACAAATATTTGCGTGTTTACTCATGATTTAAATATAGAAAATTATTGGTGATAAAAAAAGGGGTCCGAAGACCCCTTTGCGTCAAAGAGAAATTTAAATTACTCTGCGGTAGCTTCTTCGCCTGGAGTTTCAACAACTTCTTCAGTTACAAGGGTATCCTCCTCAGTAACAACGGTTGTGGTGTCAATAACAGTTTCTTCAACTGTTGATTCTCCTCCACAAGAAGTTAAAACGACAGCAGCAAAAATAGATGCGATGATGTTTTTCATTTTGTATAAATTATATTGAATATTATAATCGACAATAATTATCTGTCAAGTGGTAAAAAATAATAAAACTTAACATTAAATTTCAGATAAATCACAAATCTAATTTATAAACAAATGAAAGGGTCCAATTAAGGACCCTTTCAAAATTGTCCAAGGGTGGAGATGGCGGGAATCGCAATTGTCACAATTTTTCAATTATGCGTGGACTATATCATCATCTTCTTCAAGATGTCGGACGCTATTGTGGTATTACGGTAGAAGCGTCTACCACCCACTAGTCTCTGCACCTTCCTGTTCCTACCAGGCTTGGCTCAGGATTGACATATCCCTAAGGACTTAGTTTTCCCTGAATTCATCCAATTTTTAATTCAACATCACTGTTGAATGGGTCCGATTTGAACCCGCGTCTTGCTCAGTTTACCCATAAAGGACTACATGCTTAGGACAGGGTTTGTCACACCCTCCGAAATATCTGATTCCTATTTTGCCATCGTCATCAGAAACTGTGGGGTGTTCACTTAATCGGTAGAACACCAAACGTTACCTCCATTTCTTTTAAAGATAGAAACCACACCATAAGGACTTCTGTTTCAAGGTATATGTCCCCACCGACCCACGGTTATTATAGCCTAAGCTACAGTAACTGCTTCAGTTGTAAGAAGACCTACAGCCTGAAGCTTTGCAAAAGTGTTGCCACTTAAAAAGCGCTCCCATAGATTAAAGTGATAGGAAACATCTCACTGCATGCCCCGTATGATTAACTCTGCCAATCAATACCGTTCATCCCCATTATTTCAAAGAACTCTACAAATATAAGTATTTATATTGATATGGCAAAAGGTAAAAATTTATTTTTTTCAGAAAAAGGATATCCTCTAAATGTTGTTAGGTATTCAAATGCTGAGTTATTTTGTGAAGATGCGCAGGATACAGTATGGTGTCGTGAAGATTTTTTCAATGAGTTTGTTGCTCCATTATTGAAATTTAATGAGGTTTATATTTTGAATTACACCGTTAGTGGGGATAAAATGACAAAAATACTAATTGTCCGCTCAACAAATTTTGTAAGAAGGTTTGACGCTAGTGGTATCACACAAACCACCAGTATCCCTACATCCATTCCTGTTTCAGTTGAGGAGTTATTGGCTAAAAGACCCGATAATCTCACACATAAAATTAAACTATTCATAACTGGTGTTGTTGGTTCGGAAATTTTTGATAATATACTTCACTTTTCAAAATTAATTTACCGTGAGCCTTTGGGTGAATCTATTTTGGTTTTTGATTACGAAGACAATAAAGATATAATTTATGATATGTTCAGTTACGATGAGGATGATATGAATACTATTGAATGTGCGTTAGAAGATGAAGACCTCGAATGCGAATTGGAAAATGTGGAATATTATATTGATGAAACATTTTTGGAAGGATATAGCATTTTACCAAATTTTTTTTTAGTTGGAACACAAGCAAAAGAATTGGCAAATAAAATATATCTGGATGTACAGCCTGATTTTCATTATGATGATGAAGCGGAGGGTAAAAAAGTAAATAAAATTTTGTACAGTATTGCGCCGGAAGGTATTGAGAATTTTTATAATGCTTGGGTTTATTATTATGATAGGAGTAGTTTTGAGGCTATTGCTAGAGGAATTAAGAAGGAGTTAACACAAATAAAAGAGGATACCGGATTTGTGTTGGACCCAGTTAATTTTACCGTTTCAACCACTTTAGGAAATCTATATTATTACTTATTTTTCAAGAACTTAACCCATCTGCCAATTGAAACTGCTTTATTAAAATTAAGTGATAATTATAAATCTGTCAAAAATTTTGGTGGATGGAACGATGCTAAGTATGACCTTGCAACTGACAAGTTTCTTGACAATAATGGGCTCGAGCAAAGAACCCTCCCCATTCTCAAGGATATTGAGAATAAAATTAATGTAGGGAATATAGATATAATCCGAGATATATTTTTAAAATATGACCTTAGGATAAGTCTTTATAAGAACAACAAACACCCCAAGACAGGTAAACCCTTTTGGTTTAAAGATTTGGATGCAAAAGAAGGGATTGTTAAATTATCGGATATGAGTTCTAGTTATAGTAAGACTTGGGAGATGACCCTCGAAGAATTTATTGATTGGCTCGAAAGTGATGATGCTGTTTTGGAAAGTAAAAATATTTTGTTATCTTTACAGCAAATACTCAAAGATGACTCAAGAAAAAATCGACTTACTTAAAAAAGTTCTATCCGTACCAACAGCAACTCACCGAGAAGGTATATTGGTTGAATATATTTGCGAATGGCTAAAAGAAAACAAAATCGAATATTTTATCGATGACATGTTAAACATCTATGCCACAAAGCAAAGTGATGAAAATGTTGAATATTTTCCTTGCGTTATTGCCCATACTGACACTGTTCATGGACTAAACGAAATCAACATACAGGAAGAGATGTTAAAAAATGCTCAGGAAGAGGTTAAACTTGCCCTTAAAGCGTATAACGACCACGGAATGCCCACTGGTATTGGTGGTGATGATAAAGCCGGTGTATTCGCCTGTATGCAAGTCTTGATGGATTTGCCAAATGTGAAAGCGGCATTTTTTGTTGCTGAAGAAACTGGTTGCCACGGTTCAAACAAAGCAGATAAAGATTTCTTTTCTAATGTTGGATATGGCATTCAATTCGACGCTCCTGAAAACTGGATGGTTACCGAACACTGCTGGGGTCAGCGGCTATTTGACAGAGAGTCAGAATTTTTCGAAACTTGCAATAACATCCTCACAGAAGGAATTGGTGAGAGTCTTGAATATTTGGTTCACCCTTACACGGACGTTTATTCCCTTCGTGGTAAATTCGATTTTTCCTGTATCAATATTTCAATTGGATATTACGACTACCATACAAAAGATGAATATGTTGTAATCGAAGATGTATTTAACGGAATCGAAATGGGAAAAAAAATGATTGTAACTTTAGGAAATCGACTCCACTATCTACAACACGGAAAAAAATTTACTACTAACTGGTTATATTAATTTTTTAGGATGTAACTTGGTGGAATAAACTCAAGTGATGTTACATTTACCTGAATTCCAATATTTTTAAGTTTTTCATCTAAATCGTTGGTAATTGCATCAACCACGGCATTGTGTAAAAATTCATATAAATCTTTTTCGGTTTCGTAATAAACTATTTTGTGGAACGACCCTTTGTACTCACCCTCATCCCAATCTAGTTCTCCATATCCTCTGTCAGACACATCAACGTAAATGTCTATTTCAGATGAGTATTTGAAATCCATATTGACGACATAAATATCAGAAATTTTGTATATGAAATTCAAATCTTGACCACCGCACTTATTGCATCTTAGGACAATATTTTCATCTTTTTTAAAAATTCCCGGGATACCTCTGTCATTTAAATAAGTTTCAAGATATGGTTTTACATATTTGATATCTAAAACCTGCATAAGTCGAATAACATTTTTGTAAGATAACCCATTTTTATCCAAAGATTTTTTAAAAACTCGATAGATATCATCTTTATAATCAGAATCATAATCTTCATTGAGCTTATTTGACTCGTTGTTGTGATTGCACTGGTGGCAGATATATGGGTCGTGACCTCCTTCAGAGAGCTTCCAGGTCCATCCGCAATTATCGCAAATAACTTTTCCTTTGCCGACTTCTTCTTTTAATACCTTGAGTATAATGTCCCTCATATTCTATAAATACAATTTTGTGTAAAAGAAACCCCCCCCTTTTCAGGGAGGGTTTAAGTGTGTAATGATAAATTTTTTAACCCCTATACGAACTACAGAGAGGTGCTTCCTCCATGCCCCAAATAAGTATCACTAAGATTAATAAGACCGAGAGACCCATGACTACAGCCATAAAATAAGGTGGTGCATAAAATTGTTCTTGAATGTTTTCAACTTCATTTTCCACATCTGATAACAATGCGTCTAACTCCATTTCAGATTTCGGTTTTTTAAGTGTTGCAATTTTCTTTTGAAACTCTGATTTCATTTCTTGAGGAATTGCATTTTTAAACGCTTGGGGACCTTTTTCCAAACCTGTGTTGAAAATTGAGGTAAGCATACCTCGCAATTTGTTAGGTGCGAGTCTGATAATACGTTCTCCTTTTGCTTTATAGGAATTGCGTTTTTTCGCAAATTTTTGACATTGTTCAGAGTTTACTTGTTGTTCTTGGATTATCTTTTCGATAAGGTTTACAAGTTTTGATTCAGATAGTCTGATTACTTTTTTCATAAATTAGTTTCCTCTTAGTTCTTGCACGATTGAGTAAATCATGGCGATTATGGTTGCGTAGGGGAGAAGTTCTCCTACGACTGTTTTTTTTATGGGGTCATCTCCACGAGTTAGCATCATATAACCGTGTGGGTCGAATGTTTTTAGGTTTTGTAAAGTTTGTTTGATAAGTTCCGTATCTTTTGATAAAACATCAGCTTGTGATTTGATTTGAGCAACTTTGGCTGGTTCGATAACAGATTTTAACTCCTTTGCAGGTAGTTCTATCTTCTCTTGCTCTGATTGCTCTGAAATAACTCTTTCTATAATTCTTGTAAGGTCACTTTCAGTTAATTTAACGATTTTTTTCATTAAGGCATTTTGTTATAAATACCTTTGAAAATAAAAAAGGGGACTTTCGTCCCCCCCTTTTTTTATTGTTAAGAAATTTTCACCTGCTCATCGACAATCTTAATGGTATATTTGCGATTTTCTTTGAGTTTACCAATTAGGATTAGCTCAGCGAGGAAGTCCTCAATTTTATCCTGGATAGCTCGCTTAACTGGACGGGCACCGTATACTGGGTCAAATCCAACTTTTGCGATATACTCTGTAATGGTGGAGTCCATTACAATTTTATATTTCATTTCACCGATGCGTTTTGCAAGTTTTTCTAGTTCTAGACCAACGATTTTTTCGATGTTCTCTTTGGTGAGGGTCTCAAAAACGATGGTGTCGTCGATGCGGTTGATAAATTCGGGGGAGAAGAAGTTCTTCATCTCTTTCATCAGGATTTGCTTCTTTGCCTCCTCGTTGGAGTACTTATTCGATGAGAAACCAATACCGGCGCCAAAGTCCTGCAGTTTCTTAACACCAAGGTTGGTGGTCATGATAATCAACGTATTTTTAAAGTTAATCTTGCGTCCCAGGGAATCCGTTGCGTGACCGTCGTCGAGAATTTGAAGCAGGATGGAGAAGATATCCTTGTGTGCTTTTTCTACCTCATCGAAAAGAATAACCGCATAGGGTTTGTTTTTAACCTGTTCGGTGAGCTGTCCACCTTCTTCATAACCCACGTATCCCGGAGGCGCGCCCACCAATCTAGAAACAGAGTGTTTTTCTTGATATTCACTCATGTCGACACGAATAAGGGCGCCTTCAGAGCCAAACATTTCCTTAGCAATTTGTTTTGCCAGGTGGGTCTTTCCAACACCCGTTGAGCCAAGAAAGATAAATGAGCCGATTGGACGATTTGGGTCTTTGATACCAATACGGTTTCTACGGATTGACTTAACAATCTTTGATACTGCTTCATCCTGACCGATAACATTGCTCATAAGAACCTTGTCCATGTTTATAAGGGCATTTTTATCGTCGATTGACATTTTGCTAACAGGGATTTTTGTCATGTTTGACACAACATCATATACTTGCTCCACGGAGATGGGAATTCGAGTGGTGGAGGATGCTTCTTCAAACTTTTTCTTTTCGGAATCGAGTTTCGTTAAAATCTTACGTTCCTTATCGCGAAGCGCTGCGGCTTCTTCATAGTTTTGTTTTTTAACTACATCCATTTTTTGAATGCGGATTTCTGCGGCTTTTCCCTTGAGTTCCTCAATTATTTCGGGTATTTTTTGTTCGGTTTGACTTCTAGCTCCCACCTCATCGAGAATGTCAAATGCTTTATCTGGAAACTCCCGGTCGGTGATATAACGGTCAGCAAGCTTTACGCACAGCTCAATGATTTCATCCGAATACGATACCTTGTGAAATGCCTCATAACGGTCGCGTACATTGGTAAGAATTTCGATTGTCTCATCAATTGTCGATGGCTCTACGATAACTTTTTGAAAACGACGCTCCAAGGCTCCGTCTTTTTCAAATGACTTGCGATATTCATCAAGGGTGGTAGCACCGATACATTGGATTTCTCCACGAGAAAGTGCAGGTTTAAAGATATTGGAACCATCCAGACTACCCGATGAGTTACCCGAGCCAATTAAGGTGTGGATTTCATCGATAAAGATGATGATATTGGGGTTTTGAGAAAGCTCCTCAAGAATAACCTTTAAACGTTCTTCAAACTGACCTCGGTATTTGGTACCGGCGACAACAGCCGTTAGGTCAAGGGTAACGATGCGCTTGTCAAGGAGGTTTTTGGGACAGCTTCCATTTACAATTAACATAGCAAGGCCCTCCACGATTGCAGTTTTGCCGCAACCTGGTTCACCCAATATAATCGGATTGTTTTTCTTTCTGCGAGAAAGAATCTGTGCGATGCGCACGATTTCTTTTGCCCGACCAATAACGGGGTCAAGCTTCCCTTGCTCGGCAAGTTTATTGAGGTCTCTGGAAAAATTATCTAGAACAGGTGTTCTAGAATCGGAAGAGGGTTTCTTCCTGCCAAGTGCCTTATCGTCGTCGTCCATTGTTTCGCTCATGTTTTTATAATTTGATTTAAGCAAAGGTTAGTCAAAAAATGGACATTTCCAAATCCTTGGCATAAAAAAAATTAAAAAGGACAAGTTGTCATATTGTCAGGTTATTTATTAGGGGGTGTATGACAACTTGTCAGTGTTTTGCTTTTGGCATTTGCATTGCGTATCATAGAAAAATAAAAATTAAAAAAAACAAAAAATGTCAAAAAGAAGAATATTCGAAGATTTGGATTCAATGATAAATTCCTTTTTAAACTCCCAATTTGACCCCTTTGCAATGCGGGACAACAGAAACACTGAAACTGGCAAGGACAAACACGGCAACTGGTCAAAAGAAACTTTTACATCAGAGGATGGATTGATTCAATTCACCACCATCTTTAGGGGGGCAAATTCACCCAATCAAAAAGAAAATGAGTCTGAAATCAACAAGTTAAAAACCCTATTGCAAAAAGCAATTAACGAACAAGAGTTTGAAATGGCTGTTGAGTTTCGAGACCGCATAAAATCCCTGGAGGAAAACAAAGACAAAATCACCGCTTTGGAAAATGACCTCAAACAAGCAATCAATAAACAAGAGTTTGAAAAAGCAATTGAAATTAGAGATGAACTAAAAAAACTCAAATAACCAATAATACCATGTTTTTTGGACCCCTGGCGAAAGCTGGGGGTTTTTTGTATTTATATGTTATGAACCTACAAGAACAAATATCAAGAATCAAAGAGGTGATGGTGAAAAATGACATCCACATTACCGTCAAAGAGCAAAAGGTGGACGAGGTTAACTGGGATGATGTTGTTGATATAATTTCAGGGGTTGCTGATGGAATACCTGGAACAGGTAATTTGGTTTCGTTAGGTTTAGATTTAGGACATACTTTAAGTTATTTTTATCGAAGTTATTATGCAAAGGATGAATTTGAAAAAATTGAATATGCACTTTTAGGGATAATGACTGCGTGTATGGCTTATGTTCCGGTTGCTGGAAATGCCACTAATATTATATTGAGACAGGGAATCAGTGGATTACTGAAAAAGACCCCTGACGACATTATCCGTTGGGCAATAAGTAAAGGAATAATAAATTATCGTGTACTTTTTGGTAAAGATAAATTTAAATATTCTATATTATTGCTCATGGTCAGGCTATTCAAAGATGAAGCTATCGAATATCTTTCAGCCGCAATTAAAAATCTTGGTGCTTTGATGAATGGATTGGAAAAATATTCTTATCTGCCCGGAGTTACTGAAGTTATAAAATACATATCAAAAATTGTTAATGTTTTGAAAGACATCAATAATCCAGAACTTATTAAAATTGCGGAAGAAGTTTTGAAAAAATCAAATAATTTGACAAACTTTGATTAAGTAATATGAACCTGCAGGAACAAATCTCAAGAATTCAATCAATGATGGGAATTATCAATGAGACAAATTTTTTTTTCATAAGAAGAGCAACTCCAGCAGAAATAGCCAGTTATTTCGATGTGTTCGATGACAAAACTTTTGACGAAACAGATAACTACGTGGATTATAAATATAATTTGGTGTTGGCTTCGTTGGAACACGTTTTATGGGTTAAATTTGAGTTGGGTTGGGAACAATTACCCGAAAAAGAAGAAATAGCCTATATTAATCTCGTATCAGAAATTTACGACAATGAAATAAGAAAATTGTATAATAAACATCCAATAAGGCGATTATGAATCTACAAGAACAAATATTGAGAATACAAGAGGTGATGGGAATAAAACCCACTAAAAAGGTTTATGATTATGAAAAAGGTAGAAATACCGTTCCTGAAAGACTACCATTCGATGTTGATAAGTTGGTTGACCTTGGAGTTGTTTTTGTTACACCGGCAATTGATGGTGACCCGAAATCAAAAACATATAACGAATGGTTAGACAAACCTTATTCACACCTAATTACTTTGATGAATATAAATAAATCGAATAAGGATTCTTGGGTACATAAAGCCATTACTAAAAAAGCATCAACCCAAAAATGGAAAGATAATTTTGTTGATAAATTATATGATGGGAAGTACAACCAAATACTATGGAGTTTGGAAAAACTTGGTATAGACCCTATGAGTGTGTTGATTGATGACGAATCCGAAGAAGTAAAAGAAGGACTACACGACACATCTTGGGAAAATGAAAAGGGTGATAAGATTACTCTTATTGATTTATTGAATGCCACAGAAGAAATCCCCGTTCAGAAAATATCTGTTGAGGAATTGAAACCTTATTTATTATCTTGGGATAACGACCCCGAAGAAATTGAAAAAATAGAGAAAGCCGATTTACAATACCCCATTTTGATTTTTGTTACATCTAACGGAGAATTCATATCCATTATTGATGGACACCATAGAGCTCAAAAAGCAGCAAGAAAAGGGTTGGAAACAATCAAGGCAAAGATTATCAATATCGATTGTTTACCAAAACATATCAGAAAAGTCTTTTCTCGTCTTGGTAATCAACAAGAAATGAGTGAAGCTGAAATAACAGAAAGATGCTGGAAAGGCTACACTCAGAAAGGAATGAAAACTATGTTTGGTAAACGATACCCTAACTGCGTTAAAAAAACAAAATAAAATGGGAATAAAAAGAGAAGAAATCAAAGGAACCATTATCCTTAACGAAATTGAATCCGGAACCATTGTTCGTAGCCAATACGATACGGAAAAGAAAGACATGATTGTGGAATTTAAAAATGGAACTCGATATCAATACAACGAAGTCCCCCACGCAATCTATACCAAATTTAGAATGGCAGAATCCCAGGGTAAATATTTTTCCGGGGAAATTGCCAGGACATTTAAATACAATAAACTCTAACGTTTGCGTATTTATAGAAGATGGCTCAAATATCTACAATTTTAAAAAGTTTTGCTGTTCGTGATACCCTAAATCCAAAGGTATGGGAAAACCCAGACGACCCCAAAAAAGCAACCCTTAAACCAAAGGTCAAAGAAGCCCTTACAAAAATTGCAAATGACTTCGAAGAAACCCTAGCAGAGGAGGTCAAAGTAGATGATGTTGTATTAACTGGAAGCCTATCGAATTATAACTGGTCAGAATATTCAGATTTTGACCTGCACCTTATAATTGATTATAAAAAATTTGGAAAACAAATTGTACTTTATAAAGATTTGTTTAACCTAAAGAAGCAACTTTATAATCAAAAACACGATTTTAAAATCTATGGATATCCTGTGGAATTATACCCCCAGGATGCCGAAGAAGCACATTTTGCTTCGGGGGTATATTCCATTAAAAATGGCGAGTGGATTAGCAAACCATCAAAAGAAAAACCACAACTCGAAAGTTTGGTGCTCACCAAAAAAATAGACTCCTGGGTAGATAAAATCGAGAGTCTTATTACCAATATCAAAAAAGAAGGGCTCTCTCCTAATGAAAAAAATGTGGAAAAACTTAAAGAAAAACTTAAAGATTATCGCAAATCAGGACTAGAAAAAGAGGGGGAATATTCCTACGAAAATCTTGTTTTTAAATACTTGCGTAGGTCCGGACTTTTGGAGAAATTATACGATACTGTCAACCGACAAACCGATAAAGAGTTGTCTGTTGAGGTAAAAATGTTGGATTAATCTTTTGTTTGATATTTATTTATTAAGTTAATTATAAAACGAGCAATATTTATAGAAAAAAAAGTCCATGGCGTTGAATTATTTTATTGGAATTTCTTGTACGGGGCAACCCTTCAGATATTTAGCTACTCAAGATACTATTGTTTCGGGTAAAATTTATGAATTATTAGCAGGGTCAACAAACATTGGTTGTTGGACCCTAACTTCTTTTGATGAAACTCCACTAGCCCAAGTTGTTACTGTATTTAATGGCCCATGGGAAAACTGTGTTGATTGTCTTGGGGACTTGACACCAACGCCAACGGAATCACCTACCTCCACACCCACACTAACACCAACAAATACCCCCACAAAAACGGTAACACCAACAAATACCGCAACTCAAACTCAAACTCCAACCCCAAGTATAACATCATCTGCAACTGCAACTCCAACAAATACTCAAACACCAACACCAAGTGTTACTAATACTCAAACACCAACACCAAGTGTTACTAATACTCAAACACCAAGTTCGACCCAAACACCAACACCAAGTGTTACTAATACTCAAACACCAACACCAAATGTTACTAATACTCGAACACCAACACAAACTCCAACAGTTACAAATACTCAAACTATTACACCGACTAATACAACAACACCTACCAATACACCAACCCCTAGTATAACTGCTAGTCCTACTACAACAGGAACTGCAACTCCTACTCCAACATCAACAAGTTTTGGGGTATTTGATGTAAACGTACAATATGAAGCCGAGGCTTGTGTAGATTGTCCAGACACATCACCAACAGTTGTTCCATACCCGCACCCAGCCGACTGGGTTCCAGTTGGGCCTGATGGTGGGAAACAAGGAACTGTAATCGATTTGAGTGCGGTACAACTTGGTGGAATGCACGGCCTTAACAATTAAAAATTAATAAACAAAAAAACATGGCAAAATTAAAAGCAATCGGCAGCGAAAAACTCGAAGGAGCCGATAAACTAAAAAGAATTATGGAAATTGCCACCTATCGGATGCCTTTAACCAGCATCAACGAAAAGGCATCTGAATATTCCATAAACCTATCCGATGGGATGGATTATCACATTGTAAAAGAAAAACAAGGTTACATTCTAAAAAAAGGTATTAATGAATCAACTCTTGATTACATGGAACCAATGAAGAATAGAAAGTATTTTTCTTCATACGCACAAGCTCTTAGAAAGTTAAACTTGATTATCAAAGAGAACAATGAACTTAACGGACAAAGTGAGGAACTTAAATTGTTTGGAGAACAAAAAAAGTTTGTTCTTAAAACACCAACCCCTCCAGCACCTGTAGCTGAGTTACCGGCAGTTCCTGCTGAACCAGCAGTGCTTCCTGAACCAGAATTACCCTCGGTAGATGGTGAAACTGATGATATGGGTATGGATTTGGGGATGGATGTTGATATGAACGCAGACACCTCCATGGAAGAACCTGTTGGTATGGAACAAGATATGGAAGAGAAAGTTTCTTTTAAACTTATTCAAAAATTGACAGGTAAGCTAACTCAAAAAATGAGAGCTTTGGAGTCTCAGGATGGTATGAGTTCTGAGGACATTAAATATGTTGTTAATATGGTGCTTTCTGCTGTCGATTTGACTAAACTTGAACCAGAAGATATGGAAGATATAATGGCTAAGTTTGAAGATGTTGAGGCTGATGTTGATATGGACTCTGATATGGGAATGGATTCGGATATGGAGATGGATTTAGACTTTGATGCTGAAACTAGTTTAGAAGAACCAATGGAAGGTATGGGTTCTGAAGATTATGATTTTGAGATGTCAATGAACGAAAGTAAAATTGATAAAGTATTAAGCAAATATTTTGAAGTTAGTTCTTCTGAAATCGAACATTCAAAAAAATTGTTTGAAGAAAGACAAGGAGTTTCTACAACTAAATTTAGCTTTACAATTAATAAAGTTGAAAATTTATCAGAAACACTCGAACAGGAACTTGCTAGTAAAAAATTCTTGGAAGAAAATAAAGGATTTGAATTCGTTGGTAGAACCAATAAAAAAAATCTTATATTCGAAAGTAAAAATAAACAAGTAAAAATTACTACCGAAGGAATTGTTCAATGAGATATCTAACTTTTATTAATGGGCTAGGTCCTGATTATAAGGGTGACAATCTCTATGAATTTATTTTTTCAGAAAATTTAGATGTTTGGGGCGATACTTGGGAAGCAGCTCCCGCAAATGGGTACCCATCACCTCCAAACATAGACAACATTCAAAAAGTTGGTGTGTTGCGGAAATCAAATATTAAATTAGAATTAGCACAAAATTCCGATTACTTCAGTATGTCCGATGCCATGGACGGAGTTGTCGCTTTAGGTTGGGAAATTGGTGAATATGAAGAAAATAATAGATTGGTTTTCCGTTTTGGACAAGAAGAAGATTCAGTAAAAGATAAATTATACGAGAAAGATTTGATTCTCGAATTTGAAAAAAATGTTGTGTATGAAAACTAAAGATAAAATTATTCAATTAGTTGAATTAGGGCTATCCCCCGAAACAATTTATAAGTTAAACGAAAATCAAATTGATGTTTTACTCAAGAAAATTTTTTTAACTGAACAGGGTGCTGTTATGATTTCTGCCGATAAAGCATCAAGTGACCCTCAAAAATTAAAAGACTTAACCTCAAGAGGAATTAATGTTCGAATTGAAGGTGAAGTTGCTGAGGATAATGTTGATGTCATGGGTTCAGCCATGGGTGGTGCAACAACACAAGCTCCACACCAAATAATGTCTCCAGATGGAATGAGTGATGATAGCGATGCTCAGATTGACAAATATGAAGATATGACTGAAGCTGAGAATAAGGATGAAAACAATCCTTGGGCTATCTGTCATTCTCAGCTTGGTCCAAAAAAAACCGCAAAATTTGAACGATGTGTTAAAGCCGTTAAAAAAAGTTTAAAAGAAGGAACCTCTCCCATGGATTTTTTCTTTGAGGAAAAAATCGTATCTTTGGTTGAGAATTATTTAGAACCCAAGATGACAAAAGAAGAATTTCTAGAAACCGTTGCCGAACAAGGTGTTATACGTCGCTCCGTTTATAAACCTAAATCAAAAAAAGGGAAATCTGCAAGAGTGAGTAGACCAATTGCTGATTTAGGGATGTTGCAGTCAATGAAAGAAGCTGACACTGAAACAACTCCAGTTAAGCCAACAACTAAGCCTAACACCAAACCTACTATTAGACCTGCCCACCCTGGTAAAAAACCTTTTGAGGGTCCAAATCCAGGTCCTAAGGCCTCAAAAAAAGAAATCGAACAAGCTAAAAATGACGTATTGAAATTAATACAGGGAATCCTTCGTGATGGCAAAAAATAGGAAAATACAAGAACAGATTGATTATGGGGATTATCCTGAAAGGATGGACCCTAGTTTGGAACGAAAACTTCGTGACCCAGAAAATCCATTTGCTAAAAACCCCGCTTTTCAAGATGGGTTAGAGGAAATTCAAAGACTTGCAACCAAGCGTTTCAAACAGGTAGTTGATAAGGTAAGGGAAGTGACCGGAAGGCAATCTATTAATTCTCCAATGGTTGCAAAAATGTTAATTTCTGAAGTGTATCAGAAAATTCCTCAAATAATTTATATTGAGTCTCGTCATAAAGATGCTTTGGAAAATTTATCAATCGAAGCTTCCATTGATGAAGCCCAAATTCCTAAAGATTGGTTTGTAATTGAATCCTATTTAAATCGAGAACCTATTGACGTTAGTAACTTTAGACTTGAAGCTAAAGAACTTCAAGAAGAAAATGAAGAGGAGGCAAAAGAGTTAATGATTCAAGCTGGTTTTAATATTGATGAACTAACACCTAAAGAAAAATTAGAGTTAGAAAAAGACAAACGTAATATTATAAATGCAATTATCCAAGGCACAGCAAAAAAAGGACATTTTCTTTTTCAAAAACCTGAAGTAAAAGCTAAATTAGATGCAATTGACCCTAGATTGTATCAAATGTACCTTGAAGTAATGGCACTCAATGATTTTATGTATTTTACCATGGATGACCTTATCGATATGTTGTCCTCAACGGGTCAAGGAGTCGCCGCAATGGTTGAACTGGATGATATAGATGGTGAAGATAGTGGTGCAGAAGAAGGGCCTGAAGAATCTGCTGATACTGTAATACGTGCTTATGGATTAATTTTTCCAATGCTTTGTCACGAAATTATCAAAGGTATTGAAGAGGCTAAAGGTCGATACGGTCTACCTGAAGACCCAGATTTAAGAGATAAGGTTATGGGTCAAACCGACACTCTCCCAATGGAAGCGTGGTCTCTTAGATTGGGTCCACAAATTGTTGAAAAAATTCGTTTTGCTTTGCCAGACGAGATGTATGATGATGAAAATAAAGGTCTCATCAACTGGTTCCAAATGGAACTTTATAAACTCCCTGCTGAGCAATTCCTAGAAATAATCGGTAACGCAATTTCCGATGACTCAGACAAAAATTCTAAAGCAACCGGTCAGTTTAACGAATTGATTGTAATTGCTAAAAAGAATATGGAAGAATATGATAGTTTTGAATCTAGTGAAGATTCTGAAGATGACGAACTAGATTTCTTAGCGGGTTTGGGAATTTCCCGTCCTGACTAAGATTTTATGACAAAAGAACAAGTAATAATAGAGTATAAAAAGTGCATGAAAAGCACTCCTTATGCTTTAAAAACATATTTACAAACATATGACAATACCGTATCTAGGTATGTCCCTCTAGAACTTTTTCAAGACCAAGTTCAATTGGTTGAAGATTACGAAGAGTATAATGAAAATATTGCTTTAAAGTATCGTCAGGCTGGAGTTTCTACTGTGACTGCTGCATGGGCCAGTAAAAGGTTGGCTTTTGCTAGAAAGGAAAAACCAGAAAAAGTTTTGATTATTGCCAACAAGCTTGATACTTCAGTTGAGTTTGCTAATAAAATTAGAAGTTTTACTGAACAATGGCCTGCATGGGTAGGGATTGGTTTTTCTCCCGAAAAAAATTCTGCACGACATTTTAAACTATCTAACGGTTGCGAGGTAAAAGCTGTTGCAACTTCCAAAGACGCACTTAGAGGGTACACACCCACCACCCTTATTTTTGACGAAGCAGCTTTTATTGAGGCCGATAGCGATTTTTGGGCAGCTTGTATGGCATCACTTTCTACTGGGGGTAAAGTAATTGTTATTTCAACACCAAACGGTTATGACGCAATTTATTACGAAATTTACGACCAGGCTTTACGTAATATGAACGATTTCAAAATAACTGAGATGTATTGGTATAGAGACCCTCGTTATACGAAAGATTTATACATGGTTAAAACTAATGATATAGTTCATTATTTTCTCAATAAAGAAGAATATCCCAAAGATGCAATTATAGATTTATCTGCAGAAAATAGAAAAGAAAGACAATTAATTACTCTACACAAATTTATTGAGGACGGCTACAAACCTTGTTCATCATGGTTTGAAAGTATGGTAAAAAAGTTAAAGTATGAGCGAAGAAAAGTAGCTCAGGAATTAGAGTGTAATTTCTTGGGCTCTGGTGATAACGTTTTTGACGCACAAATACTCCAGAAAATTGTTAAAAATGATGTTAAAGAACCTGAAGCAAAATTAGTTGCTGGCCAACTTTGGATTTGGAAAGAACCAGAAAATGGACACAAATATGTTATGGGTGTTGATGTTTCACGGGGAGACTCCGAGGATTTTTCATGTATAGAAATTATTGATTTTGACAGTAAGGAACAAGTATTAGAATTTGTTGGTAAATTACCCCCTGACACATTAGCTGAAATTGCTTATAAATGGGGTATTATGTATAGTGCTTTATGTGTTACTGACCTCACGGGTGGTATGGGTGTAGCGACCTCTAGAAAACTGCAGGAATTAGGATACGAAAATTTCTACTATGATGGTGTTGATATGAGTAACAAGTGGAAATACGACCCAAAAATTAAAGAAAAAATTCCTGGAATTAATTTTAACAACAAAAGAGTTCAAATTATTGCGTCTCTTGAGGAGGCTATTCGCCATGATTTTAAAATCAGGTCAAATCGATTAATTAACGAAATGGGTACCTTTGTGTATATCCATGGAAGACCTGACCACCAGAGGGGTCACCATGATGATTGTATAATGGCAATTTCAATAGCTCTGTATGTTGCTGAAGCAGCTTTTCCTTCTTTGGTTAAAGTAGTAAATCATACAAAAGCCATGCTTAACTCATGGAGTACGGTAATTAATGAAAATAAAGAAAAATCAGAATTTTTCAATCCATCGGTCCCTCAATTTTCTCAACCAGGAATGTATAACCAAAAAAATTACTCGGCGTCAAGGGCTGACTATGAAAAATATGGTTGGTTATTTGGTAGGTAAAACTATTTATATTAAACTCACATAGTTTAAGTTTAGGACAATGGAAAATAGAAATTTTACGGTTTGGCAAAGATTAAGTAGGGCTTTGGGTCCTGATGCTTTGATGAATCAAGATTTTCCTGTTTACAAATTGGATAAGAAAGAACTTCTTAGAACAACTGATAAGGCAGAATATGAAAGAGAAAAACTTCAAGCCAAACAATCATTTTATTTAGCCAATCAATTTGCTAAGGTTGAAAATAACCTTTACACCCAAGCAATCTATTATGAGCCAAACAGATTAGCGTCCTACTACGATTACGAATCTATGGAGTACACTCCGGAAATTTCTGCTGCGTTGGACATTTATGCTGAGGAATCTACCACACCTAATGAGGATGGTTTAATTCTTCAGGTTTATTCAGAGTCAAAAAGGATTAAGTCTGTATTGACTGATTTATTCAATAACTCGCTAGATATTAATACCAACCTTGCAATGTGGACAAGAAACACCTGTAAATATGGTGACAATTTTGTTTACATTAGATTGGACCCTGAAAAAGGTGTCATAGGTTGCCAGCAATTACCTAATATAGAAGTTGAAAGATTTGAACAAGGATTAGCCACAAGAAATGCATCAGTTGGTGTTTCTCAAAATACCGAGGACAAAGGTTTAAAGTTCACCTGGAAAGCACAAGCCATGGAATTTCAGCCATGGGAGATTGCCCACTTTAGACTTTTAGGCGATGATAGAAAACTTCCTTATGGCACCTCAATGCTTGAGAAATCAAGAAGAATTTGGAAACAACTTCTTTTGTCGGAGGATGCGATGTTGATTTATCGTACTTCACGTGCTCCGGAGAGAAGAATATTCAAAGTTTTTGTTGGCAATATGGCCGACGAAGACGTCGAAGCTTATGTACAACGTGTTGCCAATAAGTTCAAAAGAGAACAAATTGTTGATGCTAAAAGTGGTAATGTTGATATGCGTTTTAATCAAATGGCTGTTGACCAAGATTACTTCATTCCGGTACGTGACCCAGCACAACCAAGTCCTATTGACACGCTTCCTGGAGCAACAAACCTATCAGAGATTGCGGATATTGAATACATCCAGAAAAAACTTGTAACAGCTCTTCGTATTCCAAAAGCATTTCTTGGATTTGAAGAAGTTGTTGGTGATGGTAAAAGCCTTGCCTTGCAAGATATTCGTTTTGCCCGTACTATCAATAGAATTCAAAAATCCATGATTCAGGAGCTTAACAAGATTGCTATTGTTCACTTGTTTTTGCTTGGATTTGAAGAAGAGATTTCTAACTTTACTCTCGGTCTTACTAACCCATCAACTCAAGCTGATTTGCTTAAAGTTGACATTTGGAAAGAAAAAGTATTGCTTTATCGTGATTTGGTTTCAGACCCAGGAAATGGTATTCAACCGTCATCATCAACATGGGCTAAAAAACATATTTTCAATTGGTCTGATGACGATATTAGAACTGACCTTCTACAGCAAAGAATGGAAAGAGCAATTGGAGAGGAGCTCAAAAACACCCCAGCAACTATTTCCAAAACAGGAATTTTCGACCAGCTCGATGCTTTATATGGTAACAAGCCAGGTGAAGGTGGTGCACCAACAGCTCCTCCTGGCGAAGTTAGTGAACCAGCAGCAGCTTCATTTGGTGGTGGATTTCAAGATTTAGGGGGTGCTTTAGGTGGCGAAGACTTCGGTGGAGCATCTGACACTGGTGGAGCGCCAGAAACCCCAGCAGCTGGAGAAGAAGCTGAAATTACTCCAGAATCTATTATTGATAAGGATATGAATTTGTTGATTGAAACTAACTTATATGGTAGCAAATATTTAAATTTGGGTATTGCACAACAAAGTTTAGGTAAAATTGAAGAAGAATTAGACAAGTTGTTAAATTCCTAATATTTATTAGTGAATAATTACAACCTCATGACTTTCGGACAAATCAAATCTATCATCGAAAAAAACCTAGTAGAATCTTTCAAGGACACATCGTCCTTTAAACAAACCCTGAAAGAATTCAAACATAATGTTTTAACCAACAAATCTTTTTCAAAGATTTATTCCATTTATGATGACCTTTCATCGCCACAAGGATTAAGTGAGAGTGACGCCAAAGAATTTTTGGATGAGGCGGTTATTGTTATAAGACATCTTTTGGAAAAAACCTCTTTACCGAAAAACGGAGAAAAGTCCGAAAATCTTTATGAGAATATTGATAATGTTATTTATTTTAACAAGGTAGATATAAAAGAACGTTTAAATTCCAAAAAGACAATTCTTTCCAAATTAGTGGAAAGTAAGATTCAGGTAAAAGATATCCCAAAAATTCCTATTAAGTCGATGGTTTTGATAGCTAATCAGACTTTATCGAGATACGTTGCAGGTTTAGATGAGTCATCAAGAAAAGAAATTTTTCATATATTAGCAAAAAGTGATTCTGACCTAGAAACAGAATTCACAAATTTAAAAGAATCCGCAGTTAACAAATTAAAAGTTCTTACAAGCAAAGAAAAAGATGTTGATTTGAAAACAAAAATTTTCGAAACTATTGGTAAAATAGAACTAGAAAAATATGACCAAATTAACTATGTCAGACTCAAGAAACTAGAAGAATCTATTCTTCTCGACTCTTAAGCTGTTCAACATATTGAGCTTTGATTTTTTGAGTTCGTTTTTGCTCCGAATTTTTTACAAATTCTTTTTTAGAATTTAACTTTTGATTTTGTTTGGTTTTAATAACCTTTGACTTTAAACGCTTAAGGGCTTTTTCTATATTATGATTTACTTCAACAATTAGCATATAATAGAAATATTTGGATGTTATTGAAAAGTTTCGTATTTTTTATTAAAATAAATCATATTTGAATAACAATATTAATGAAAAAAGGTAAGACGGTTAAATTAAACCAATACGAATCCTTGAAAACATCATACGGCACCGTAGATTCTAAAAACTTGAAGTCCATGTACATAAACTTACAAACTTGGGTATGTCCAGTAAAAGAGGCCGATAACTGGGAAAGAGTTGTTGGCAATTTATCACGCAATATAAAACACTCTGTATTTCAGAGTATTAATAAAGAACTTTTTGCTGAAAAATTTATAGTTGATTTGGATTTAAGAACTAGCGGTATAGCAATTAATAAAAAATCATTTATGAACCTCGAAATTAACTTATTCACTATTCAAGAAATGGATTTTAAAGGCTCACAATTAAAAGATGCTATTAAAAAAATTATTAAAGAAATTTACCGAGATTGTGTTATAAGAAACGAATATTTTACATTCGCTCCCACTAAAGAAAAAAATATAATAAAAACTATCAACTAGTATTATATTTATCTTTAAAAGATATAATGAAAGATTTACGTATATTAGGTCCCAGAGAAATTGGTAAAGGCATCCTTATTGAAATGGATGCGGGATATATTTCACCTAAAGACCCATTAAATGAGGTTTTACTTTCTGAGAAAAAAGACATGGATTACCGAAATCCTTTTGAATTTTATGCTGTTCTACAAAAATATGGTGTACCCAATCGCAATGGTCGTGTTTACCCAGAAAAAATTTTAAAACGTGAAGCTGATAGATATAAAATAGCCATTCAAAAAGGTTTGTCGACATCTGAGCTTAACCACCCTGAATCATCTTTAATTGACCTAGATAGAGTAGCGCATATAATCACAGACATATGGTGGGATGGCCATATCTTAATGGGTAAACTTAAACTCCTTACATCTCCTGGGTTCCATGAGAGTGGTATTGTATCAACCAAGGGAGATATAGCAGCAAACCTCATGAGACAAGGCGTTACAATGGGTGTTTCATCTCGTGGTGTGGGTTCATTGGCGAAAAGGGGAGAACAAAATGAAGTTCAAGATGATTTTGAGCTAATTTGTTTCGACCTAGTTTCTTCCCCATCAACCCCTGGAGCATATTTGTTTAGTAACCCCGAAGAAAGAAATAACTATGAAGAAAATCTAGAGGAAGAACGTCAACTGAAAAATTCTGAAACAAAAATGGGTAAGTCAGTTGACTTAATGAAAAAATTATCCGATTATTTAAGTCGTTAATTTAATACACTTTATTATGGATGAAAAATTCTTTATTGCTAAAATTGTTTATGACTTACCAGATGAGAACTCTGGTCGCCTAAAAAAAATCAGAGAAGAGAAACTTGTAAATGGTTTCTCAGTCACTGATGTAGAAGCCAAGGTCACAGTAAAATATCAAGGCTTTCAACACGACTGGCGAATTATCTCGGTGGTGGAAAGTAAAATCGATGAGGTAATCAACTAACAATAAAAGGTGGGGAAACCCACCTTTTTTCATTTCCGTTTATACCTTTTTTAATTAAGGGGGGGTATAAACGGTTTTTTTTATTTTCTTAACTATTTATTAGGAAAACAATTTACATGCAAGAAACTAAAAATTTAGTTGAAGAGGCACTCATTCAAATGAAAAATGTTGAAGAGGTAATTGCCGAAAACGCAAAAGGAATACTTGCTTCTACTATGAAGGAAGAAATCAGTCAGTTAGTAAAGGAATCTCTTTCTGAACAAGAAGAAGATGAGGTTGAATTTGATACCAAGTTGGATATGTCATTAGACATGGACGATGAAGTTGAGGATATGGAAGACTCTGATGAATTAGGAATGGGTGATATGGATATGAACTTCGAAGATTCGGAGGAAACTATCGATATGACTAGCATGTCTGATGAAGAAGTAATCAAAGCTTTTAAAGCAATGGGTCCAGAAGATGGTATCGTTGTGGTAAAGAATGATGATGGAATTCATTTGACCGACGAAAATGAAGACGTAGAATACATTGTAAAACTTACAGAATCTGATATGGATGACGAAGATGATATGATGGAAGAAGACGACGAAATGATGGAAGGTGAAGACATGATGGAAGAAAATATGGATTTCACAGAACTAGATATGCAAGAAGATGCTGACCTAGATGCTGTGCTTTCAGCTTTGTACCCAAAAAGTTCATCATCAGAAGATGACGAAATCATGTACGAAATAGAAATGGATGGGGAAGAAGAACTCGACGAAATGATGGATGATGAAGATTCAGACATGATGGGTGAGGACTACGACTTAACCGAAGCTAAAATGACTGTAAAACCAAAAGGCGTTGGAATGGGTAACCCTAAGTTTAAGTACGATAGTACTTTACCTAAGAAAGGGTTTGATGACCACAAAAAGGCTGGGCCTACAACTATGGGAACTGGTAAAGCAAAATTTGAGTTCAAAGAAGGTGAAATGGAAGACGATTCTAAGAAACACGAATACAGACGTAAGAAAGTAGACGGTGTTGAAAAGAAAGCTGGTGAGGGTAAAGATGGACACTTTAAAGACTACGAAGGAAAAGTTGGTGGTAACAAAGGTGATAAATCTAAGACCCATCCTGGTAAAAAAGACTATGAAACCAAGGAAGAAACAAAGGAAGCTGCTAGAACTTATGGTATGGGTTCTAAAGAAGGTAGAGGATTAAGAAAAGGTATCACAAATAACAGAAATTATGTTTATGGTGATAATGGTGTTAAGGTAGAATCAATCGATGCTGAGTTAAAAATGCTTAGAGAAAAGAATGAAGAATACAGAAAAGCTTTGAATGTATTCAGAGAAAAACTCAATGAAGTTGCTGTATTCAATTCTAATCTCGCATACGCAACTAGATTGTTCACTGAACATTCCACTACTAAAAAAGAAAAAATTAACATCCTGAGAAGATTTGATTCGGTAGAATCTCTAAAAGAATCAAAACAACTCTACAAAACTCTTAGAGAGGAGCTTGCGCACGTTGAAACAAAGAATATTTCGGAAAGCGTAGATAGACAGTTGAATTCAACGAAAACTTCTGGCTCTGCTGCAAATCTCATTGAGTCTAAGACATATGAAAATCCGCAATTCATGAGAATTAAAGATTTGATGTCAAAATTGTAAAAAAAAATAAAAATCCTTAAAAAAAACAAAAAAATGGGAGCATTATTAGAAAGTGGTCTAGTTGGTAATATCGGTCTTAAGCACCTTAAAGTTATCAAAGAAGACACAATTAACAAATGGGACAAGTTAGGTTTCCTTGACGGGCTTAACGGACACCTAAAAGAAAATATCGCGCAGTTGTATGAAAACCAAGCGTCATATTTGATTAACGAAGCAGCTTCAACTGCAGATACCGGTTCATTCGAAACTGTTGTATTCCCAATTGTACGAAGAGTATTCTCTAAGCTTTTGGCTAACGACATCGTTTCAGTACAAGCAATGAATCTTCCTATCGGTAAGTTGTTCTACTTTGTACCAAACATTCAGTCTTATCAATCAGGAAATTTAAATCAGCACTTTGCACCTTTTGGGGCACCCAATGCAAATGCGGACCAAACTCCAAGTTCTGGTTACGACTATAACACACAAAAAGACCTTTACGATAGATTCTACGAAGGTAATGAACCCGCTTTAGACCCTCCAGGTCTTTACGACTACTCTAAAGGTTCATTTTCTGCTTTAACTCCAGGTTTTACTACTAGTTCAGACGGTGTTAACCCAATCGCTGGTGGTGTTAAAACTGTAGTTTGGGTTGCTGACCAATTAACGGTTTCTGGTTATGGTCTTAGTAACTACAGAAAAGTTCTAATTGAATTGAATGGCTTTGCATCTGCTGGTGCTGGTCAATTGATTGGTCCAAACGGTCAACCAATGGATACTGAAGAATTCTTAACTGACCTTCAAGTTCGTGGTGCTTCTGGAAACACAACAACTTCAGCTAACATAGCTAACAATTACTTGTTCAGAGTTGTAACTCAAAAATACGGTAAGGGTATTGTACAATATGGTGAAAATGAAACTTTAGCTTTTCCTCAAAGTAGGACTGGTGGCGGTGGATACTACGATACTTGTACTGCAGATGGTAAAATTTACCTTGAAGTTGATTTACAAGTTCCTGTATGTATTTCTTGTGGAGATTCTTCACTTGATGGATATACGGGCTCAACATTCTCTTCTTCAACCGCTAACAACAACGCATTCTTGGCAACTTATAGAATCTATAAGAGTCTTGAATTTGAAGATAAAATTGGTGAAGTTTCATTTGACCTTCAGTCTGTGACTGTTTCGGTTACTGAAAGAAAACTTAGAGCTCAATGGTCTCCAGAAATGGCGCAAGACGTTGCAGCATTCCACAACATTGACGCTGAAGCTGAATTGACAGCTTTGTTGTCTGAGCAAGTGGCTGCTGAAATCGACCGCGAAATCTTAAGGGACTTGAGAAAAGCTGCATCTTGGAACCTTCGTTGGGACTACAACGGATGGAAGAGATTTAACGCTGGTACAACTCCTTACACTCAGAAGGACTGGAACCAAACTCTTATCACTGCAATCAACCAAATTTCAGCTCAAATCCACAAGTCTACTCTTAGAGGAGGCGCAAACTGGATTGTTGTATCTTCTGAGGTTTCTGCAATCTTTGATGACTTGGAGTACTTCCACGTATCAAACGCAGCTCCTGAGCAAGACCAATATAACATGGGTATTGAGAGAGTTGGAACATTAGCTGGTAGATACCAGGTTTACCGTGACCCTTACTTCCCTGCAAACCAGGTGTTGTTAGGACACAAAGGTACTTCATTATTGGATACCGGATACATCTACGCTCCATATGTACCTTTACAACTCACTCCAACAATGTACAACCCATTCAACTTTACACCTATCAAGGGTATCATGACCAGATACGCTAAGAAAGTTGTAAATAACAGGTTCTATGGTAGAATTACAGTTGATGGTGTTAGAACATTCGACTTGAGAGAATTGAGATAATATCTCGAATTTCAAAAAAGAAAGGGGACTTCGGTCCCCTTTTTTTATTTCTATAAAAAACAATCGACATTTTGGACCAATCTTAAATATTTATTGATATGAAAAAATACAATCCTGATGAATCAACTGTTTTATTAATTACCAAACTTTATGTTACCGAAAAAATGAGTTCTATTGCAATTTCGGAAAAATTAAAATTAAGTAAGCAGGTAATTCTTAGAATATTGAGAGAAAATAATGTAAAGATTAACAAATCTGGGAGAAAATTTTTGGGTGGTAAAAAAATAGCCTCTAAAAAATATGAACAAAAAAAAGAAACAAAAATTAAAAGAAAATTATATTATGAATATTGGTATGAAGAAAATAAAAGTTATCGAAAAAAATATTTGAAAGAATACCAAGAAAAAAATCTTGACAAAATCAAAATTTTAAGACGAAATTATGAACGAGATAAGAGAAGAATTGACCCAATATATCGTATGATGCATAATTTTAGAACCGCAATGTATCAAGTTTTGAAAGAAAAAAATGTAGAAAAAAATAAAAGATATTTTCAAGTGCTCAATTATAGTCCAGAAGAGTTAATTCTACATTTAGAGAAATTATTTAAGGAAAGCATGACTTGGGAAAACTATGGAAAATGGCATATTGACCATATAAAACCTATATCTGCTCACAATATCTGTGAAATGGAGGACGAAGAATTTATGAAATGTTGGTCTTTAAAAAATTTACAACCTTTGTGGGCTCAAGAAAATCTATCAAAATCTAACAAACTATAATTTTTTATACCTTGGATTGCAATATTTGGGATTGTTTCCGTAATATAAACATCTAAGTTTACAAACTTTTGTTCTTATGTTTTCGTATTCATCACCATAGAATGGCTTGTGACCATTTCTTACGGCTTCTGTTAGTTTATATTCACCCTCAACAATCCTTTTACTTATTTCTTACAGAAGCATCCTTAAAATGGATTTATTTATCTTTAATAATTTTTAATCTGAGAGCTTTGGATAAAATTTCAGATTCACTTAAACTAAATATGCCGGAAGAGTAAGCTTTCTCGAGCGCAATTTGAATTATAAAGGTTGCTTGGTCTAAATTTAATTCATCTACTAATTTTTCATAATCTTCTGAACTTTGGATATTAATTCTGTCAAATAAAGGAAAGGGTACAAACTCTTGCATAAAAATCTAAATATTTATTAAAATATAGGATTATGAAAATAAAAATCAACGAAAGTACCACATCATCGAGTGATGGTGTTTTTAAAGGTAAGTTAAATATTACTCCACGAGTTTGGAAGGATAAACAACTAATACCTTATACCGTTAAAGTTTCGGGTTATGTCAATAATGGAACTGCGTTTGATTCGTATGATGGTGAAATAAAGAAAACAAAACAAGAAATTACCAAAGATGAAAAACAAACAAAAACAAATGTTAAGAAAGTTGAAAATATGACAAGAAAAATTTTTAAAGAAGAAATTTTAAAAGAAGATTTAGCAGTTTGGTTTGGCACCAAGAAAAAACATAAAGGTAGTAAACAACCTTCTGGTCCTTGGGTAAATATTTGCCGAAAAAAAGAAGGTGGCGGACATCCACCGTGTGGAAGGGCTGAAGGAGAATCAAAAGCATATCCAAAATGTAGAGCAGCTGGTGTTGCTGCAAAAATGACTGATGCTCAAAAAAAATCTGCTTGTGCGCAAAAAAGAGCAGCAGAAAAAAAGAATCCCAAGATAGGTAAGGGTAACAAACCTACCATGGTATCTTATAAGACAAAAAAGAAAAATGAAAGTCTTAGAGACCTAATAACACAAGTTCTTAGAGAATCTATTGTGAAGAATCTCTAGGCACCATATTAATAGTTATACTGTCATTTCCAGTTCTAATGGTATCAGGTTTTGCTTGTTCAGTGATTTTAATAACTTCTTTTTTTAATTTTGGAGTTTCAATAGCAAAAACTTTTTCAGTAGTTGTCTTTTTGGGGGTTATATTATCCAAAACAAATTCATTAGTATCTTTAATATATGGTATTGGATTTGATTCCCCTCCCACAAATATAACTGATAAGTTTTGTAGGTTTATTACAAATAATCCGATTATTAATCCAAAAGAAAGTAATATAACAAGACCGGTATAGTATAGGAAGTGAAATGGATTTTTCATAGTTTATCTTTAACAATTTTTTGTAGGGAGGACTTAATGTTGGAAGTAATTTGATTTTCAAATTCTTCTCTACGTTTTTCAACTTCGTTATCGAACAATGAAATAATTTGATTCCAGGATTTATCATTCATGTGAACGTCGTAAGCGTAGACGTGATTGATAATTTTTACACGATGTGAATCTAGAATGATAAAAATTTCATTTTTTTCACTCCTAATATAGCGTTTACCACTAATGGGTGTTAAAAGCATAATCGAATCTGATTGATTAATAAACTTCTTGCATACGGCAATACAATCGCGTTCATAAACGGATTTTTCCTGTTCGGTGTTTAAATATCGAAAAAATTTTATCATCTGTTTCTGTATGAAACGACGAAAAGTGTGATTTGAGTTTTTCATTACCTTTGTTTAAGGTAACAAATATACGTAAAATATTTTAATCTAGCGATATGCTCCTGACGCATATTTTTTCCCATCAAGTCCAGCTTTTGTTCCCTTGCAAACTTGAACAGCAAAACCATTCGCATACGCACTTGGAAATACGTCGTACCTCGCCTTAGCGGCAGCTTTACCCCTAGCACATAGTTTTGTACCAGTTTTTTTTCTACCTTCCATCACAGTAATATCATCCATCATCATGTCTTCATCGTCTTCCCCGTTAATTTCATTCATCATGAAATCAAATACTTGGTCAAGATTTTCTTTGGCAACGGTAATATGGTCATCAGCCCAATCATGTCCATCATCCAAAATAGAATGGATTTGGTCATAGTCTAAGTCCAAAAGTAACTCTGCTTGTCTTTTCATTTGTTCTAAATTGCTAAAAAACATGTAACGATTATGTTCATGTTCAGCTTCTTTAAGAGCTTTAAGAACAATATTTTTTAAGTCTGCTTCTGATAGTTTGATTACTTTTTTCATTTTTTGTTGACGATTTGAAATCTTAATGTGTCTTTATAAATATCTTTCTCACCACTTGTGTTCACTTTTATATCAACATAATATTCATTAGGAATCTTGTCTCTCATGTCAAACATAAAATAATACTCATTCGGTGTACGATTGACAGATGTCCAATCTTGTACTTGAACTTCGGTGGTACCTTCCGTCACATAAACGCGATAGTAAACATCGACGTTTTCTAGTTGGTGTTGAGAAGTCCATTCTTTTTTGACCACAACCCCCACTTTACGAATTTCTGTATTAAGAATTTTTTCATTTTGGAGAATACCATAAAAGCTAAATCCATATTTACTAGGTTCTTTAGATAGGCTTCCGATTTGTATTCCTGCGGAATAGTTCTGCAGAACGAATTGGTTTGTTGCGTTAGGAATTGATTGACCATTTATTGTAAGTCCTGTCCACACATCGAAAAATAGACAAGGAACTGGTTGAGTGGTAAAAATATTTGGAACGGTCACCTCATATACCCCCCTTGTAACTTGGCAAGTTGTTAGGCCTGACCCACCGGGGACAACGTCACCATTTTGGTCTTCGATGTTAACACCAGGTAGGTTGTCTAGATTTACAAAGTCCCCATTTTGATATACATAAAGGTAGAGTTTGTTAGTTTGGTTTTTCAAAAATACATTCCTGTCATCCTGAATAAGGTCGTTGTAATCGGTAAGCAGGTATGGCTGATAGAAGGTTTGGGTATATTTGCCAAAGAATCCTACGGAATATGCATCTGTTAGACCACTCAAATTTTCAATATCTGGTTTGTAAGCAATTCCGTATCCTGTGACACCGGTTATTGTTCCGTTAAGAACACCTGTTATTTCGTTGGTCATATCGAATTGAATATCTTCATTACCCAACTCAAAATGTTGTTCATCAATAATTGTAATTGACGAGTAGTTAAGACCTGTTAGCCCTGTAAGGGTATTTTTGTTATCATATATGCCAGGCTGAGACCAGTTTGCTACTGTTGTTGTTTGGTACCAATTGGATGGTCGTAGTGAAAAACTCTTGTTATTGTATTGTTCGATAGCTGATAGGGACCCTGAAACCCCATTTACAGTTGTTCCAAAGTCATTATAATCATATCCAACACCTTCATCCCATATTTGGGGAATACCTGTTTGCCCTGAGAACTTTGGTATCCTAAATAGTATAAGGTCAAAAGAGGTTGCTCTTTTTCTTCCGTTGTTCATATTGGTGTTTAGCAGGTCATCGTCAAATGATGATGTGTTTGTCATCATAAGAGTATGGGTAATGGCTGTGGTGCATCCTGTTGAGATGTATTTGTCCAAATACATTTCTCTTAAACCTTCTAGGTCTAACTCAAAGATAAAACGTGTGAATCCGAAATTTGGGGTGATAAGGTCAGAGCTACCAAAGTTAAGTTCCACCACTGGGTTTCTAGCGGTGTTGGTGTATAAATTTGAAAGAAGTGTATTGTTTCTATTGAAATACGACCGGTAAATTGACATTATACTTTTTATTTATAAATATCAATTCAATCGAATATATTGATTCAACACCTTACTATAAGCATCATTTAGCTGTTGAATAAGGTTATCTACGCTTGAACCATCTTCTGTAATTGGAATTGGAGCTTCTCCGGGAAAGCCGTGAGTATGTGAAACAAGAAAACGAACAATCACATTTAGTAACTCTAGTAGTTCCTCTCCCCTTACAGCACTTGATGTATTTGGTTCTATCTTCAGGGCAAAAGTCTGTTCATCTATCCCGTAAAGTGAATTACTGAAGTTTATTTTATTTTTACCTGGAATTTGTGAAAGCTGAGAAAGAAGATATATGTGCTGACCACCAAGTGCTGCATATGTTTCTGGTAGCGCGTTTGTTTCAACTTTCCTAAAACTTTTTGGTGTAATTTTAATTGGGTCACCAACTAACCCCTGTTGGTAAATTAATCCATAACCCCCAATTTTATCCGTTGCGTTGAGTTTAACCTTTGAGAACACACCCGTTAACGTTTGACGAACTTGATTAATTGATGTTGTTTGCATCAACTGATATGAATTATTGGATGGTCTGAAAAAGATTGGAAACCTTTCATCCAACACACTAAAGAGAACTGTGCCAGTTTTTGTTTTAAGCTCTGAGTTACAAGCTTGAATAAAGTTATTGATGTAAGCAATTGCATCTTGTAAACTCAACATAGAAAATGTCTGTGAAGCACGAATAAACTTATATTGCTCAACGTTTGAATCAACTTTTAAATTTTGTGAAGTTGTCAATGCATTGGGAAGTAATTTGAATAATCTCACACCTCCGTTAAACAAATTAAAACTATTTTCCGGATTACTTATCTCGTATTCCACCAAATAATTGACCTGCAGATTTTGTATTTTTAAATCGGCTTGTTTGATTGTGTCACCAATTGTGGTTTTGTTTTGGAACTTACTTAGCTGAATAAAAGCTCTATTTTTATTTCCTACCGGGTCTCTGTCGGATACTAACTCCCCATTATATTTTCCTGCACGAATGAGTGTCGTATCTTGTTTTAATATTATGTCAGTGCTACCTCTTCCCATAACCGCAACATCCCCTGGGTCAGGAAACACACCATCAGGGTCGGGGTTCTTATAGGTTCCGTTGGGGTTCCGTAAATTTTTTGAACCAATAATCTGTACCCCCGAAATGTCGGTGTATTTTTGTGATTCGTTATAGTTTTCCTGAACAATATTTTGAATCCTATTGAATGGCCCTTGGATATAATACGCATTAAGAAATTGCGTATTATTGGGCTCGTGATAATATATTTGAACAAGCTCATCGATTTTTGGAACAGACCAGATATACAGGGGTAATAAAGAATTAAAAACAAATGGGTCTTTTTCTGTCCAATAATCTTGTGGACCAAATCCTTCATAACTTTTTTTTATTGCCCCAATATCATCCGTAAGTAGATGAATTCTAACCCTACCCAAGTTTAGTGGGTCTTGGTTATCAACAACAACACCATAAAACCAAATCCTACCTTCCATTTCTGTTTTGATATTCTTTTAAAATTGTGTTATACAATTCTTCTACTTTATCTAGATATACTGTTAATCCCAAAATATTTTGTTTTGTGTTTTCAAACTCTTCTGCTAGTTTGTCCATGGTCTGTTCCAAACGATTATTTGGCACATTGGCAGCATCTTTAGCAACTTCCATAAAAACTTTAAATTCCTCTTGTGTCATATCATTTTCCTTTTGCAAATACTTTTAACACCCCCCCTGCCAATGGTGGAACAAATACGGTTCCTTCTACTTTTCCATTTTGTACAAATTCATCATAACCACCCTTTTGCAAGGCTGTTGTAAATGCAACCATGCGATTTGGACTACCATCTGGGTTTGGGCCAGTTTTTAGACCATAAGCCTGCATATATTCGATTATGTTAAGAACACCTCTTTCTGGTGAAATTCCAGGAAGGAATTCCGATAAGACAAGAAGTGCATTTGGCAGTGGTGAGGGGGGGGTTCTTACTTCTCCTCTAATCAACTCCAGTATTCTTTGAATCTGTTTAATCAACGACTTACACTCTCGGTAATTTAAAAAACCTTGGACAAGTGGTTCAGCATAATTCAATATGGCATTAATAGCCTTAAGTTTAGCATTTTTACTGGTTCGTGCAATGTCCCTAATTATTTCCCTGAGTAATTTTAAAATATTTTTTTTGAGCATTATAAATAAAAGCTCTAGAAATTTATTCATAATACGACCAATAACTCTGAATACAAATTTTCTAAATTTCTTTGTAAAATCAACTCCATCAGCGATGAATGTCGAGGACAAAGCATTTATTGTATTAGCAGAATTAATTAAGGTGTTGGCGGATGTTAGAATAGAATTTCCAGAAACTATTAATTGGTTTGCAAATCCGACAACTTGATTTTGTAGATATTCTTTAAAAATTAATATAGGTAATAATACTTTTGGTGAGAGAATGCCTGAAATTAAGGCTAGTGGAATTTTTTTTATTAAATCTTGATTGAATGGGTTTTCAAAATCAAACGCAATACCACCAAATCCTTCCTGTGTCCAAGTTTGGGGAATTGAATCCAACAATCTTTCAATTTCAGCAACTTGGTCTTCAACGGGTAATGAATCTATTGTATTAGATAAATTGTCGGCTTGTTGAAGTAATATGTCATTATTAACGGGTAAATCTACGTTGTTACAATCAACATACTGAACAATGCCTCTTTTTTGATTACTAGAAACTTGATTAATATCGTTTAATTCTGTTTCGGTAAAGGTAAAAAAATTGTCATCTAGATTATCTAATTCAGATATTTTTGCAACTCCCGATACATCTATTTCTGACGAACCAGGTTCACATATTCCCATAATTCTAAATAAAATTGTGGTAAATTTGTTCTGTGACTCGATTTGTTGAATCGATAGTCCACCGACTAATGCCCCCGTTGCTAGGTTTAAAAGATTGCCTAAAAAAGCATTTGGTTCAAAAATCTCAATTGATTGATAGTAATCACCAATTGCGTTGACAATTGTGTTGGCAGAAAATTGAAGTGTTGCTTGATTTTGACTCGTAGTTACTGGTGAGCCTTCTCTATCGAGTAAAAATACCCTAAAATAATCTCCTGAAGCCCCAACCCCATTTTGAGTTGTGTATTCAATATCGAAAATTCCTTGACGACTTATTCCGTTGTAATTTACGCCATACTCATCTTTAAAAGTTTGACCCTCATTAATTAGCCTCTCATGTAACTCAAAATTCATTGGAAATGGTTTTTTCTCAGCTTTCTTTGGGGGAGGTGGTGTAGGTGGATTCCCAGGATAGTTTTTGTATTGAGATAGTGTTGTAATATCGGTGGTTTCATAATATAATTTACCAATTCGACTATTAGCATCTAAAACTAAAGATTTATTCCAATCAATATCGCCAACTCTTACATAAATTCCTTCCTGTTCTGGTAAAAGAGATAAAGATGAATTTTGTGTCTGTCCTGATGATAACCCTTGATATGTTTGTTCCTGAGCACAGTTAAGTACCCTAAATGCTTCCTCTTGAACAATTTTTTTTATCTCACCCTTCAATTGAAAAACAAGTTGTAGCAAATTTTTTCTAATTTCCTTTTCAGTGTTAGGAAATTTTGAGTCAGGATTCGATTTATTAATTAGTTGAATTAATTTATCAAAACTTGTAGGTTGGTTTCTTTTATCTCTGCTTTGATTTGCTTCGACCGATGATTTTTGCCCTGCCAGTGCTTGAATAGATTGTGCTAGACTTTCACCTCTTTTTTTATCACTTTCTTGAGTTAACTGTCTAGATTCGTTGTAAGATTGAAGTGCCGAAATTCTATTGGAAATTGCCTCGTAACCCCCACCTAAATCTAAAGATTGATTGCTGAATATTGGCATAAAATTTACATTCTGTAGTTAGTATTGTCCGTAACTTCAGAGTCTTTGTCCATGAGTTTTTCCATTAAGTCTTCATCCATGTCAGATAAAGTAAAACTCTCTTGTGTATTTGTAGTTTTTTCCCAAATGGAGCTTTGAAGTCTCGATAAACTCAATTTTTTATCAACGCAATCATTAATAATTTTTTGTTGTTTTTCAAGCACCGGACCAATGTCTTTCATGTCTTCGGCCTCTTTCATCATTGCAATCATTTTATTTTGAATTCTTAGAGCAGTGTTTCTTTGCTCTACAAGTTCATTGTAAATTTCCTGCATGAGAGAAAGAATAGACTCTTTGCTAAAATTGATTTCTTTACGTTGTGGACGTGGCATATTTATAAATACCTAAAATTTTATTATCGATAAAATTGATAAAAAAGTTAATATTTCATTTTTAATTGAACTATTGCGTATAACTTTTTAAATTTTTTCATTGAATTTCTTATTTCTTTAGTCGTGAGATTTGTCATTTCACGCAGTGAAAGAAGAATTATGTTTTTATTGAATTTGTTGTTGTCAGCCCCGCTAAAAATTGTCTCATAATTTTCAAATAAATCAATTAAAGCGTATCCTAACTTAGTCTCATTTTCTGAGAGTGTTTCGTTATTAACAAAATCTTTTAATTCCTGAAGATATTTTTTAATTACAACCTCCATTTCTATTACATCAGAGTCGATTGTGTACATCATATCGGGTCTTTGTTCTAAAGATGTTGATATGTCTTCATAAGAAACTTTTCTATTTAAATCCTTTTGTTCTTTAATTATTTGACCCATTAAATAATTTTTACAGATAGTCCCAAAATAAGAATAGGCTTTTTTGTTTTTATCTGGTTTAAACTTATCAACCTTGGTCATTAAAAATGAGTGAGTGTCCACGTGTGTTTCCCTAAAATCCATGTCTTTACGATAAAGCCTATATCTTCGGATAATTGATGAAATCATTTTTTCCAAAGGAGCTCGTAGAAACTCGTTATAGATTTTATTTTTTTCCTCGTATGTCTCCGCAATAAGGAATGCTCTTACAGCATCCTCCTCACGAACATCAAAATAATTAGTGGTTGTTGCTTTACGTCCCCTTTTTTTTGATGAAACATCCTCGGTAGTAGCTGTTAATGTTTCTAACATTAATCATTTTGTAATTGATACTTTATGGTTCTGTTTTCTTTAAAGAAATATTCTTTTTTTGCCGTCTGTACCCAAAACTTAACTTCCTCATCAACCATTTTATCTCCACTAAACTTGTAGTTCCAGAATATAGAACCTTCACGCATATTAGTGTGCTTGTAACCAATTCTTGGAATGGTCATAATTGAAGTTGAGTTGTAGGTAAGTCTAAGAAGAAATTCATATACAAATGTCAATTTTAGTGATGCTTTAAACCCACCAAAATCTTCAATAACATCTTTACGAATTACCATTCCAGAAGTTTGGAAATTTTGATAATCTTGAAGAATGTCATTTGTTAAAAATCCAACTTCCTGTGCAAAATTAGCAGCAAATACTGCTTCATTTGTAAATCCAGCAAAAGCACCTTTCTCATCCGTGTCAACAACAACGGGCAAAAAAGCTTGTACCATAGGATAATATCCCATGTACTTTTTAACGTTATCAAACCAAATGTTTGCATACTCATCATCAAACTCAAAAAAAGAAACCCACTTTGAGGATGCATTTTCAACTCCAAAATTTACCTGTGAGGAAAAACTTGGCTCCTTATCCCAGATAATTTTTCTGTGGTTTAAATCACCAAAATCGTATGAATCAATATGTGCGTTTAATTTTTCTTCTTGAGTTGCGACAATTAAAAGTTCTTTTACTTTTACTTTTTGATTTTTTACAGATTGTACTGCTTTATCAAAATATTCCTCGAAATCCTTAACAACAGCGGATTTAATAGGAAGTATAATTGTGATATCTAAAATGTTTTCCATGATTACTCTGCGAATTTTGAAATTTGTTCATCCATTGACTGTGCTCTTAAATCAAGATATTGAGCAAATAGTTCAACGGTTTTATTGTCGAATGATTCTTGTGATGGTAACTTACTTACAGTTTCTTCCATGCTAGCATAAATTTCTGGGGAGATATTATCCTCCAACCAATTTTGTGTCCAATCCGCAATAATGTCGGGAAGTAAAAGTTGGTCTTTTATCCAAATACCATTTGTTTCATTCATCCACTCTGGAATCATATTGGGTGTCAAACCAATAACGGGCACTCCGACTTTCATTGACTCCAATGGGAATGTACCATATGCGCTTTCTCTGTCCATCCAAATCGATACAAAACACTCAGAAATTGCGTTTGCAAACTCCTCCTGGGATAGACCCCTCAAATCTCGGAAGGTAAACCATCGGTACTGAGGGAATCTAAGGTAGAAAGTTTTGATTAAATTGATTGTGTCAGATTGCTCACGGGTATGAACACCAATAATTGGGAATGGAGGTAGTTCTCTTTTAACGAAAGCTTCTGAAATGACAGGTTCTAGAATATCATAACTTTGACCTCTCATTACTTTAGCTATCTGTTCTTTTTGAATTTCAGATGTTGTAATAGTTTTTAGAAACCCATATTGATTCCAAGTTTGTCCTGGTTGAAGAGTTTCAAGCATGTATGCATATGTCTGAGTTAATACGATTTTACCGCAAGGAAGATTTTTTACCTGGTCCATCATAAATCCGAAGATTTCAGGCACAACAAGAAAATCTTCAGGTGCAATTTCTAAATTTTGACCATCGATGGTTTGATGGGGTAAATCAGACATATATTTGTCTCCCAGCCACGAGGCTACACCGGTGTAATCCGGTTTTTCATGCAAAATGATTGCGTTGAATCCTTTATTTTTAAGAGCTAGTGCCAAATCATAAATGTATTTGATTGAAGCTTTAGCGTTTCCCTTTGTGTCATGCACAAAGAAGTAAATCTTAGATTTTCTATCTCTAAGATTTTGGATGGAAAGTTTTACTTTTTCTATTTGTGTTTGTTCCATTTTAATAACTTGATATAATTTTTTTATTTAACAAAGAGTTAAAGGCTAACCTAAAAGGGATTGAAATTTCAGCATGTTTGATTCCAAGTTTTTCATCAGACTCGGAATGCTCACTCATAATTACTTCTAACATCATTTTCACCATTTCATATTTTACCACATTAATTTTGTGGTCATTAGTGTCCCCACTAAGTTCATTGTTTATTACATTTGATAAATCGATAAATTCTTCGATTCTATCCAAATCAATGTAATAATTTTCATCCCAAATTGGTATCATTCAAATAAAGTTTTTAAGTTCTTTTAGTGTGTTTATACTTGATAAATTTTCTATTTCTGTATTATAGTTTGTATTATACTTAATAATTTTTTTTCCCTCAGGATAGTTCAATAATAAATCAGGATTAGCCGTAAGTAAAAGGTCAATTTCATTCCAAAGAGAATTTAAAGTAATTTGATTGTAAAAATTAATTTTTTCTATCTGGCACCCGAACTTCGAAAGGAAAAAAAGTGTTGCTGGTTTTGATTTTCCTATTTCATCGGACACTAGTAAAATATCGTGATTATCCCTGTGGTCAACATAAAAATCATTTAAGTCTATAAAACTATTGTATTCTGCCGATGCGGCATGACCGAATATTTCCATGCAGTGTTCGGTGTACAAAAAATCATAAAGTTCATCATTATCTTTAAATTTCAAATGGTCTTGAAGTTTTAAAGATGTAATATCGGAAATTTTAGAATATTCAAAATCTCTTTTTTCATTGAGCATATTTTCTATGTAAAATTTCTCATATACTTGTTCAATTTTTTTTACGGTATCTCGTAAAACCCCGTTAATCTCAATAGCTATTTTCATTCTTCGTACTTTTCTAAGATTTTTGTTATTAGAGAATTACGTACTACATCGCCTTGAGAAAATTCATGACACATAATTTGTTTTACGTTATTGAATCTGTTAATTGCATCATAAAGACCTGACTGAGTTTTATCTTTGTATCGGTCAGTTTGTTCAAGGTCTCCTGAAATGAAAAACTTGGAATTAAAACCAATTCTTGTAAGAAGAAGTTTCATCTGATTTGGCGTAGAATTTTGAGCTTCTTCAAAAATTAAAATTGAATTATCAATGTTCATACCTCGCATGTAAGCTAACGCAAATACTTCAATAATTTCCAACTCTTTTAGTTTTTCTCTAGTGTCTTTACCAATAATTTTGTTTAACAAATAGTAAGTAGGAAAAATGTAGGGGTCTAGTTTTTCTTCAACATTTCCAGGCAAAGAACCTAGTTTTTCTTCTGCTTCAACAGCAGGTCTAACAATAATAATTTTTTCATATGGTGTTGTTGGGTCAACTAATAAATCAACAGCAGCTTTCATTGCAATATAACTTTTTCCAACACCTGCTGGCCCAGCACATATAGTAATTTGAGCTTCATTAAGTTTTCTATAATACTCTTTTTGGCTTTCAGTCAAAAACTTTTCTTTAGTTTTTTTCTTTATAATTGAACCAATAATTTCTTTTTTAGTTTTGTTGGTTTCCTGTACCACATATGAAGGTGTTGGAGATGGTTTTTTTCTCATATATTAATTTTTGTAATCTTCGTAACTTTTTTGTTCTTGTATTTCTGATTTAGAAATAGCGTTTATTTTATTTTTTATTTCAAAACGTTCATCATTTGTGTAATAAACTGCTCTGGCTAATTCAATAAATTCCTGGTTGAATAACTTTTGTTTTTCAAAAATTCTTAACTTATCTTCGATTTCCCAAAGATTTGAATTTGTTTCAATTAAATCATCATATAAATTAAAAAATTCTTTTATACCTAAAAAAGGTTCAGAAATTTTATACAATAATTCGTATTCAATTTTTACTTTTTCAACCTTATCGGAATCTTGTATTTTATCTTTTTTGATATGGAGAATTGAAAGCTTATCTAGTAGTTCGCCAACACTTATTGGTATTGATATCATATAGGGTTTTTTTTAAAATAGTTGTTTTCGGCGAAAAAAAAACATTTATCTTCTTAAATAATTTGTCAAATCTTCTGGTGTACCTAGTCCCCACATTTTTGATATTTCGAAGGTTCTAATTTCCTTACCATTTTGAATTGCTTCGTTAAATACAGGACACACATAAAATTCATTGTTGACTCTTATATTTTTATTAATCATTTGTTCGGTGTATTTAACATAATCAGAGCCTTTTTTCCAATAATAGACTCCCACTGTTGCTATGTCTGATATCGGATTTTTCTCAGCAACCTCTGTAACTAAACCATTTTCATTGACCTTAGCAAATGACCACTTTGGGTGGGTTGATTTAAAGGTTACAATTCCCCCATCACAATTAGTCTCTGACATCTTGTACATAAACTCATTTGAATCCCACTCTATAAATTGGTCTGAGTTTGCCATAACAAGTGGACTGTCGTTGTCAATAAGCTCTTTCGCTAAAAGAGTTGTACATGCCGCACCTTCTGTTAAGCCATCAACTTCAACAATTTTACAATTTGGTGATACCAAATTTAACAAGGTATCCAAGTTATATTTTTCTCTATGGGATTTTTGAACGATAAATATGTAATTTGCTTTGATGTTAAGATTTTCAGTAACTACTTTAATCATTGGGTCTCCTTCAACATCAATTAAAGGTTTGGGGAATGTATAACCAGCTTTTTCGAATCTTGAGCCAGCACCAGCCATTGGGATTAATACATTTAATTTTTCATCATTCCATTTTGGTTTTTTCATTTTAAAATTAGAGTTTAATTCTTTTAGTTTAGAATAAATGTTGGCAATAGTAACATCTTGTGGTGATTTTACTCTTAGGATTGGAGCATGTGTTCTAGCTGCGGCTAACAGACCGTATGGGGAGTCTTCTACAATCAATGTCTCATCAGCAATTACCCCCATTTCAGAGATGACCTTCCAGTAAATTTCCGGGTGTGGTTTGCTATTTTTCACATCTTCATTGGATAGTATTTGGTCAAAATATTCTATGATGTCTAACTTTGATAGAACCGTTAAGACGGTCTTCCGTATTGAATTACTGCAGCAAGCTATTTTGAAACCATCTTCAGATAATTTTTCTAAAAGTTGGGACAAGTTTGAATTGGGGGTGATATTTTTCAATTTCTCGTTTGTAATTCTTTGTTTTTCCTCCCAAACCAAATTATGAAGATTTGTGTTTAATCCTTTTTCTTTGGTTAGCATATCGAGTTTCTGTTTTGTTTTCAACCCATCATACTTCGAAAGATGCTCGTTCCATGATATTAAACAATTTTTTGCGTGAAGATTTAAAGCATCATTTAAAGCCTCATAGTGTAGATGTTTAGCCTCAATTAAAACGCCATCCAAATCAAAAATAATAAGTTTTATCATTTGTACAAAGAGATATTGTCTGAGCAAATACCAAGACAATTTAGTTTAATGTATTTGTATGTGGTCTTTTCAGGTAAAACCCAAATGGAATTTTCAAAAACCTTTTTACCAGGATATACCCAAGGAACCCCTTTTGAAGTTAAGGTGTAATCATCTTCTTGATGCCAAAAAGAATGTACATTTGAATTTTGTAGCATTCTAAAAAATGCTTCATCATTTTTAGCGTGGCACCAAAGGTTAGGGTTTTCAAGGAATGATTCCTCAATCAAATAATAAGGTTCGTTGTGACCCAAATAAAATGAGCCATCAACGAACCATACATCAATTTCTACTTCGAAACCTTTGCTTAGAGCAAGAGAAATATATTCTGGAGAATTTTCTGCGTTAGGTATTCTCCCGTCTATATTACCTCGATGTGAAATATAGTGTTTTATCACACTTGTTCTCTTTCTGAGTGGGGATTACCAAATTCTCTGCGGTAAATGGTTTTACCACCATCAGGACTTTCATAGATATAAACCATTTCTGATTTTTTCTTTTCTACCTGCTCAGCAATCCAAGCATACGTTTTTTCCATTCCAACCCTCAGAGGTTGTGAAACTTCCCAACCGATTTTTTCTCTAAACATTTTGTTGTCTGAGTTTCTTCCACGAACACCAACTGGGCAATTAAACCCGTATTTTTCTTTGAATTCCTGACCTTCAATATTTTTTACAGTAATTTCTTTTTTTGCTATATCAATTGCCATTTCAGCTAATTGGTTAATAGTTACCATTTCTTCTGAACCTATATTGACGGGACCTTTAAAATCCGATTCCATCATTTTCAAAACAGCTTCAACACATTCGTCAACATAAAGAAACGAACGGGTTTGTTGTCCATCACCCCAAACTTCAATTTCTGATTCTCTTTCAGCAACTTTTCTACACATTGCCGCAGGTGCTTTTTCTTTACCACCAGTCCATGTTCCCATTGGTCCAAAGATATTATGGAAACGAGCGACTCTTACGTCGAGTCCGTAGTTTCTATTAAAAGCTAAAAACAATCTTTCAGAAAAAAGTTTTTCCCACCCGTATTCAGAGTCCGGATTTGCTGGGTAGGCTGTGGATTCTTCACAGTTTGGATTATTGGGGTCCAATTGATTGTGTTCGGGGTACATACACGCTGATGATGAGTAGAAAACTTTACCAATCTTTTTCTTAACACATTCATGTACTACATTCAAATTTATTAACGCAGAATTGTGCATTACATTAGCATCATTATCACCGGTAAAAATGTAACCAGCACCACCCATGTCCGCAGCAAGTTGATAAACCTCATCGATTGTATCATCAATAACCAAAGAAACCACTTCTGGATTTCTCAAATCACCAACAATAAACTCATGACAAATATCTTTATTGTCCCAATATTCATGTCTTTTTATATCACAGATGCGTACCCAGTGTCCATCTTTTTTTAATTTGTGTGCGAGGTGTCCTCCAATAAAACCACCCCCACCAAGAACAACTATTTTTTTCATTCTAATCTATTTTTACAAAGCATAAGTTTTTATTTTTTGAAGTAAATCATACCCCATAAGGCTTTTCTACTCGAGTCCATAGTGTCAATCAATTTGAAATTATCAAAATCTGACCAATTTAATTGTTCATCAAATAATACAGGGTCACTCTCCGTATACGCAAAATTTTTGTAACCTAAACCATTTATGTGTTCCAAGGTTTTAGCAATTTTTTCTTTTTGTTCTTCTGCCCATTCAAAAGCAAATAAGGTATCGGGTAAAAAATCATGAAAATTAGTTAATATTTCATATTCATACCCTTCAGTATCAATTTTAATGTAATCTGGAATTCCGTATTCCGCAATTGCATCGGCCAATGTTATTGTCTCAACCATAATTGAGTTATCCCAGCTGTACTCACCTGTGAATCTCGAGTTTTCAACCCAGTCAGTTGATAACGTAGAAATCGTATCAACATTTGCAAGTTTGAATTCTTGTGTTCCTTTTGCGTGAGAAATTGCACGATTGTCAATGTGAAGTTTTGGATTAGAAAAAAGATGTTTCAGATAATTAACCAAACCAGGATTTGGTTCAAAACTGATAACTTTGTCTGCATGACGTAAAAAAATTTCTGCGGTGCGTCCTCTATTAGCACCAATATCAAATATAAGATTCATTTTTTTTTGTAATTTTATTTTTTATTTAGTCAAAGAATAACTTAAAGTTATTTTCCTTTTTCATGTTCAATTATTTTTGTTGAAGAATATTGTTCTAATCTGTCGAAAAATATAATTTCTTTTGCGATTTTTTTTCCGAAAATTTTTGAGTTTTTGTGGTCTGAACCAATTATAATATATTCTGGGTTCCACAATTTGATTTGATTTTCTAATTCTTCATCGTTAGAAAAAGTTACAACACTCTCAACTGCTTTGATGTTCTTGAGAAGATACATTCTATCCTCTAAGTTGTTGACCGGTCTCTTTGGTCCTTTGAGTTTTTTTACTCTATCATCAGTATCAACACCTACTCGGACAATCCCAAGCTTCCCGGCAAAGTTCAATAATTCGACATGACCTCTGTGTAAAACATCAAAAGTTCCATTCACCCAAACTCTTATTTTTGTTGACTGTCCCCTCTCCATACTCTATAAGAATCTGTATTATAATGTGTTGTAGAAACCTCATATATTGTTCCGTCACTGACCGCTTCAAGTTGGTGCGGTTGTCCAGGATACTGCCTTACAGAATCTCCTTTAATAAGTAATTGTTCAATTACTTCTGCCGTTTCGGTGTCAATCCATCGATAAATAAATTCACCTTCTTGCACAAACCAAGTTTCATCTTTAATCATATGGTAGTGCATAGAGAATTTGGCCCCTTTTTTAAAAACTAATAATTTACCACAATAAAGTTCATTGTTTTCAAAAATAATTTCATGACCCCATCCTTTAGCAATGTGACAACTTTCACATTCAATGGTATTTTTTACACTTGGTTTTTGCATTTTTTAATTTGGGACTGAAACTCCCTTTTTTGAGACAACTATTGATGCCATTTTATTTGCGAAATCGATTGATTCCTCAACATTTTTATTTTGATTAAATTTTAAAATAAAAGATGCTGTGAATGTGTCCCCAGCCCCACTTACGTCGATTGTTTCTCTTGGTTTTTGAACTGGATAAACTTTATTTTTAAATTTTGTCCCATTAGCACCAAGAGTAATTATTACATTTGATAAATCCTTGATATGTTTATTATTATCATATTCTTTTTCATTTAGTTTTATAAATGAAAATGCTTTTACAATTTTGTTATTAATTGTACGTTTTGTATCTAAAATAGATAATTTGGAATTTTTACCAATTTCAAATAAATCTTCGAATTTGATAAACCCTTTATTATAATCACTAACAATTACAATATCATAGTCTGATAAAGAGTTTTTCTTTTCTCTAGTAAAATTAAAGGTTTCTATGTTTTTATCACCATCGTCAACTCTTATAAACATATGATTACTTTTTTTATCAACATACCTTATTTTTTGAACAATACTTTTTTGCGTCCAGTGGTCAATCTGTAAAGTTTCATTTAATGAAATTAAGTTTCTGACAACATTTCCAGACATTCCTGGATTTTCAACAATTGTAACAGGATTAATAATTGGAACTGGGGCTTCCGGAGATAATCTATCCGAGTGGCAATAAATAAATTTGTCATAACAACTTTCACCAATGACTAAAACTCTAACCATGTTTATATCAAATTAGCATACCTATTAATTCCTGCTTCTAAATCAAATTTAGGAGTCCAACCTGTCATCCATTTTTTCTTGTTACTACAAGTGTAAAATTGGTATCCGTCTGGAATTTGATTTTCATCATAATAATGATAATTAATCCCCAGAATTTCAAGTATTTTTTCAAAAGGTTCTGCGTTTCCAGAACCAACATCATAAAAATCACCTTTTAACTTTTTGTAATTTTTGAAAGCATAAATGTTAGCGTTTACGACATCATCTACATACACAAAATCCCTCAATGGTTTTTTTGGAAAAAGTTTAAAGTATTCTGTTGAAGTTTTTTTATGAGTAATGGTCTGATAAATTACAGAAGACATTCTTCCTTTATGTTGCTCTTTTGGGCCATAAACATTAAAATATCTCAAGGATATTCCACCATTAGAATTAACATAACACTCAGCCGTGTATTTTGACCACGCATACAAATTTGACGGTAATTTACCCTCAGAACCATAATTTGCTGCGGAAGATGAATAAATAATTGGCACCTTATTTTGAACACACCAATCTACAAGACATTTCGTGAACTCAAAATTTGTTGTCATCATGTACTGAACATTTGTTTCTAAAGTATCAGAGCAAGCACCAACGTGGAAAATTACCTTGGGTGCAAATTTGTTGAGCTTATTGATAAGCTTGGTTTGCCAGTTTTCTAAACCCAAAAAATCTTCATTGATTTTTAAAAAAGAGTTTTTTTCTTTTTTTTGGAGTTCCGTAAGTAAATTTGAACCGATAAAACCTTTAGTTCCTGTAATTAATATTTTCATAATTTATTATTTACCAATATAATTTCTGTAAAAAGTGCTTATTTCTTGAGGAGAGTAAGGCAAAAAAAATCTTTGCAACCATGTATTTGTCATAACCTCTGATTGTATATTTGCGTTGTGAGATTTGACATATAAATTTTCAGGTTTAAGAACTTTAGAACTCAAAATTGATACAAACGAATCGCAACCAGCATATATTTTTGCGTTTTTACAAAGCCCTACAATTGTTTTGATTTTAGGCCTATGTAGTATTACACCGTTGTCAAATTTATAGTCAAAATCCGAATCTGTTATTACCACCACTTTTAATTTATTATCATTTGATAATGAATTAATAAAGTTCCAATCCTCGTTAGATATTGAGGCAATATCACTTCTGGGCCTAGTTGAGGTCGGGTAATGAAATAAAATGTAATTATTTGGTTCAACCCCAATTTCATTCCAATTAACATCATTGTCTTTAGCATCATCTAAAAAAGATGAGTTTGTAAATTTTCTATTTTCATCTAAGAAGATAGCTGCCGCATCGATTGCATTTACTTCATCTTTTCTGAGATTAAATAGTGAAAGTCCAACTTCAAAATTTCTGTTAAAGTCGGGTCTAAAATGCCAGAAGTTTTTTGCTCCAGAATCTAGTGAGTTCATATTTTCTATTCCTACATCGTCCGGTATAATGTGTTGTTTTATTAAGTTAGGATAATAAGAATTGTTTTCCAACAAAGGTATTAAATCCCTTCCAAACCTGCATGCCCAATAAATTTCAGTTATATTATCACGTTCTTTTTGTGTTAAAACAGAGTCTAAACACATCATATCACCGATACCAACAGAAAAATAAGTTTTCACTTAGTACCTAGATTTCCGTTCAATAATTATTGCTGGTCTACCACTTTCTTTGGCGCCACGGAAAGCTTTCAAAACATCCACACCAGTTACTGGGTCTAAAACTGGAAAATTAACAAGTGTCTTTAAAACTTCAGTAAAATCTTGATGGTGTGTTGGACCAGAATAAAATGGACCACCAAAAGCTTCAACTGCTCTTATAATAATAGGTACTTTATATTCACCATGAGAAATACGTTCAATTTTATCAATATGATTACCAATAGCATCCATAGCAACCAACATAAAATCGTGTCTTTCATAATATAAAACTGGTTTAAACCCTTCAAAAGACATACCTATCGCAAGTCCTGCCATTAAGTTTTCGGCGACTGGAGTTTCCAACTTTTGTTCTATTGGAACCGTTTTCAAGGTGCCCATAGCATCACCTTTTGCAACATTATACCCAATGAAAATCATACCATCTTCACCAAATTCAGTCATGACTTGATTTACCGCTTCTTTGTAGGTAATATCAAGACCATCCAATTCTTCATATTTTGGATATTCGAAAGGAATTAGTGATGGAAAATATTCTTCATCACTTTTGACTTGTGTTTTTGTTAAATCAATCATTCCTGGTTTTCTAGCATGAGGATAAGTAACGTCATAATAATATTTTATCACTGATGAAGAACTCCAAATGTAATCAGCTGTTTTACCCCATCTTTCTTCGTTAGTTGATTCAACAGAACGGTTATTATTTTCAATAACAAATGTACAAGGCAAATCAAAACCATCTACATATCTGACAGCTTCGTAAGTGTGGCCAGAATCTTCAGTACCATCACCAATGAAACACCAAACTCTTTGGTCCGACCCTTTACGTTTTAATGCCCATGCTATGCCTGCAGCAATGGCTGGAGTACCTCCAATTATTGCTGAACAAAAGAAATTCTTTTCTCTATCATAAATAAACATACTTCTACCGTTTAAAATACGGTCTTCAACTACCTCTGGTTCTATTCCGTGTAATAAGGCATGATAGTGACTTCTGTGGTTAGAAATAACATAATCACCTTCCTTAATATTCTTGAATATATCAATCAATGCATCTTCATTTCCTCCCGAAAGGTGAAACAAGAATGGCAGTTTATTATCTAAATACAAATCACCTATTCTATTTTCAAAGGCAATTAACTCCTGTTTAGTCCAATTTTTTTTCATTTTTTATTTACTTATTTATTTATTTTTTATCATTATTCGACCAGCAGTTCCACTTTTAAGTAGTTCAAATGCCTCATTTATTTGCTCGAGTTCAAAGTAGTGTGTTATTAATTTATCAACACTTAGTTTTCCTGATTTTTGTAAATTTACATATCTTGGAATGTCCTCAGTAGGATTTGTTTTTCCGCCTTGAGTTGCTTTAATAATCTTACCATTTCCATCAAACAAAGAATATGCATTTGGTATTACAATTTTTTCCCCAGGGCTAGGTTGTCCCACCAAAATAAATCTACCCTTGTTTGAAAGGTAGTTTAAACTTTCCTCAATAACCGCAACATTACCCGTGGTATCAATAATCACGTCTACTTTTTCCTTCAAAAGAATATCGGACATTTTTTCAACATTCGTATTTATGTATCTTGTTGCTCCCAAGGAAATTGCTAACTCTTTTTTATTTTCCGTTCTATCCACTGCGTAAATAGGATATGTGTTAGCTAATGATGCGCCTTGTATCAAATTTAATCCAACACCACCAGTTCCGATAATCATAACACTTTCACCAAATTTTAGGTCAGCTTCGTTATTGATTACACCTAGGGCTGTTGTTAAACCACAGCCAAGAAGTGCACACAGCTCCTCTGGAGTATCATTAGGGACAGTGGTAATTCTGTTTTCAGAAACTACCGAATATTCACTTATTGTTGTAACTTTGCCACTTGACATTTTTTTATTTTCGTAAATGTATGTTGGAAAGTCTGATTCTATTCCATCACCTTTTCTCCAGTGCATTACTACCTTATCACCCACTTTAACAGTGGTGACACCTGGACCAATTTCCTCTACAATTCCACAGCCTTCATGCCCTAGTAAATGGGGTACAAATTTAGAATTACCTTTTAATCCTGCTAATTCTTGGAGCTGAGCACCACAAAGTCCGCTCATTAAAATTTTTATTAATACTTGACCGACCTTTAATTCTGTCGTTTCTATTTCAGAAACTACCAAAGGTTTTCCTATTTCTGTTAAAATAGCTGCTTTAAATTTCATCTTTTTTTTTAAAAATATAAAAAAAGTTATTATAAGATAAATTGATTATGAAAAAAATTAATTAATTCTTGTGTACTTCCTTTTATTGTTTCTACATTAAATTCTAATTCGTAGGTACAAATATCCTGGGTAATGTTTAGAAATTTAGTTTCGTTAATTATCGCAAACTTATTGAGGGTAATCCAAAACGGGGAAGTTGGTACACCAATAACTTTTATAGCTTTTTTTGATAACTGTCCAATTTCAACTATAGACAAATTTTTATCTAAAGTACAAGGATAATCACCAAGTTTTTTTGTTGTAATAAACGACTTACCGGTTTGTTTAATTTTATCAATTATATTAGAAAAAATTTCATCTTGTTCTTTTATGGTAAAACTGACTTGACCACTTTTACAATCACTATTTATTATTAGATAGTCAAAGTAACCTATTTTTGATTCTTCACCCAACACATCTTCATCAAATAATACGTCATATTTGTTTTTGAAGGGAAATATCAAATTTAATTCGTCAGAAATTAACTTATAACTTTCATAAACCATTCTTAAAACATCTTCTAGTTCTGGATAATTTAAACAAAAAAAGGGATAATTTTCCCCTTCCAAAGCTTTAACTCTGTGTAAAATTTCACCACACCAAAGATTAGTACCCTTTGAACTTTCTTTAGGAAATAATTTTATTCTGTGGTTCAAATTTATTAATTCTTTCAGTGTATTATGGTGTTCTATGTTACAATGAAAATTAATGTCAAGATTATTTTTCTCAGACAATTTATTAAGAAAATGTATTGACACGAGACAATCTCCTAAATGAAATTCATTATAAAATTCTAGTTCGCGGTACATTTATTAATTACATTTTTGGTGTCATTATTAAATACCCTTGATGACGAAAATCCTTTTCAAAATTATGAGTAACAGAAAAAAGTTCAAAAATAAATTCTGATTCTGTTTTAATATTCAACTCTTGTTGAAGCCATTCGTATTGCCAAACCTGACCGTGTTTAATAGATTCATAATTTTTGTCTTTGTCGTATAAAACAAAATCATCAATAATAAAAACATCCCTAGAAATATCTCTCAATGACTTAATAATTCTTAATTCACTTTCTAAAGGAAACGCTTCTTCTCTGTATTGTCTTATAGATTCTTCATAGGTTGTTTTATGAAAATCGGCCCCAGGAAAATGAGCATCCAAGAAAAAAAGGGTTGGTTGGTCTTTTTCCAGTTTTGGAACAAACTCTTCTAGGGCTTTTGTTGAATAGTTATTTATTAGAATTACTTCTTGTTTGTCTTGGAATCTATTAAGAGCTGATTTGTATAAATCTTCATCTAAGTCCACACTGTAAAATTTTTCAAAATTAAATTTTGTGGCATAGTCAAGACTTACACATTCTCCAGTTCCGGTCTCAAAATAAATTTTTGTATGAAATTTATCTATGAAATCTTCTAAATTGAATGTTGTTATTTGTCCCATTTTATTTTCTGTATATTGAAATGTCTGTGTTTATTGTTTTGTAATCCTCCATAATGTGAGAATATATTTTGTGTGCAACTTCGTTAGGTTCAGCTAATTCTGTATAATTATTTCTTTGTTTTGTCATTTTTGATTTGAAAGCACCTAATGTAACATTCACAATTCTAATATTTTTTTGGGAATCAAACTCCTTAATTAATGAATCTGTAAAGCCCTTTAATCCAAATTTTGATGCGCAATATATGGATTCGTACTTTGAACCATTCAAACCAGCAACTGAATTTATATTATAAATCATTCCTCCATTTTTACTAACCAAATAATTCAGCAAGTTTTTTGTAATCAACATTGTTGCTATTAGATTTACATTTATAAGATTGATGATTTCATCATCGCTAATTTTTAAAATTGGTTTGTGTAAATACAAACCAACATTGTTGATTAAAACGTTTGAATCGGTTGCGATGAATTGTTGTTCTATTTGGTTTTGGACTTCTTTGAATGAAATATCTCCAAATACGTTGTTGGGGTTTTTAACATCCTGCTGTTTGTGAAAATGCCCATTTGTAATTATATTATTTTTTTTAAAAACATTAACTAATTCCGTTCCTAAACTTCCGTTAGCTCCAGTAATAAAAACTTTTCTTTGACTAAACAAAATTCCAATTTTTACTGCAGTGAGATTTCATATATTCATAGTCGTCTTTCTGACCATATTGAGATGTGTATTTTGAGTATATGTATACGTTTTCTTCAATGCCAAGTTTTTCAAGAATATAATAGAGTGATGTTTCCATGGTATGAATCTCTCTGGCTTTTTCGATTACCCTTATCCAGTCAAAAATATTAAATCCAGGAACAATATCCATGTAGATATTTTTCAAACCATTTAAAGGGTTTATGTGGTCATTCGTTTTGAAGTTGGGCGGCGTACCAAAATTACGATTAATTAAATTAAAAGGTTCGTTGTCTTCTAATTTTAAAAACTCTATGAGTTTAGATTCTTTTTCGAGATTTCTCTTCAAAGAAAAATAATTCTTCCAATCGTGATAATCTGTATTAAAAAAAAATTTGTATTTGATGTGACCATGAGCCCGCATATCTGTATGACTTGTGACAATATCTGATGTAACAAGTGGTATGTATAAAAGCTCCTCGGTATTTATAATACTTTTTCCTAGATTTGTTTCCTGAGTTTTTGGTTCAAAAAAAACGTTAGGTTGTGAAATGTATTCGTGCAAATAATTGTATACTTCAGATACGGGCCAAACAACCTTATCACAACCAAATTCTTGTAAAGCAACGTGAGCAATTTTTTGACAAAACAAAATGTCCCCTAGGCCTGCTGGTTGATTTATAATACAAATTTTAGACATACTCTTTTAAATAATTCTCAAAAATCCAATCATCTAAATTGTCTAATTTTTTTGAAAGTTCAAAGTTTTCTTTTATTGCATCAAGTTTACTGTAATATAACTCTGAAGTCAAATCAGATATATTGGTATCATCTAAAAAAATGATACCATCAGAATTAAAATGTTCGATTATTCTTCTTGTACCTTTGTAGATAGGAATGGTACCTGTCGCAAAACAATCTATTATTTTTTCAGTAAAATAAGTATCATAAGTGTCGTTTTCTATAGCCACCGAAAACATATAATCTTTTAGACCCTCTTCTTTTTTTGATATTTCCTTGAAACCTCTTCCAAACAAATCCAAATTGTTACGGTTTTCGTTTGCGAAATTGTATCTGAACTGATGTTGAGGAGTAGCTTGCTTATCTGAGGTAATCATCGATAAACGTTTAGTTTTTTCATAGATTGCATACTCCTCAATGTAAGAACCATATGCTGGTGTCCATTTGAACTTTGGGTGTAAATTAACTAATTCGTCTGAATGAGTCCATATTTGTTCGTAAGTATCAAGAACTTGTTCTAAATGTGATTTTACTTGTTGGGAAGTTCCACCATCATATTGCTGACTTTCAAGTATCCAAAGGAATTTTTTCTTACCATCATTTTTATCTCCAAAGCCAGCAAACATCCCACCATCAACGTAAACTGATATAGGATTTTCTTTACTGTAAAAATCCCACTTAAGGTTTTTTGGTGTTTTCCACCAGGTTGAGCAGTGTGCATGAGCGAAGTTTCCACTAAGCATGTTCAAATGTGTCATAACAATTGTTTTTTAATAAATAATCCATCTCCCCAAGTTCCACCGGCCCAAGTTTCCTCTACAAATTCAAAACCATACGGCTTCAAAAATTCAATCAATTCTTCAATTTTAGCGCAATTTTCATAAACTTCATCTCTATTTATTTCTGACATTATAAAATCAATTTTTTCCAAAGTTTTAGCCGCACCTTTAAAAACTTCTAATTCATATCCTTGCACATCTATGTTTATGAAATTGTATTTTTCAAACTCGAGGTCTAAATCATCTAATCGTCGCATTTGAACTTTTTCTGTCGATTCAAATTTAATATGAGGATATTGTGTCAAATGGAGAATGGGTTTCAAAATAGAGCTTGATTGCCCCATATTTGCAGTTTCTACGTTCATTTCAACTGTTTTATTTTCGTTACCCAAAGCTAATTGATGTAACAAAAAACTTTCACCAATATTTTGTTTTAAGGTTTCAAAATTTTTTGATAGGGGTTCGAAAAAAATTCTGTTTTGAATATTGAGGTGATTATAAACATTATTTTCTTCACCAAAATGTGCCCCAATATGGAGTACACCTTTAATATTCATATTATATTTTATAACAAGGTTTTGTAAGTCAAGCAACATATTCTAAGATTCCATTTTTTGATTCAACATTTATAACTTCCCATGATGGATAATAAATGTCTTTAAAATTTTGCGGTCCTCTTTGACCAAACCAAATTGAAGGAGCGCAAACTTTTTTATTTTTATTTTTATTTAAAAAACTACCCCACCAGGAGAATGTTGAGTTAGAAATTATATTATTTTCACATAAAGACATCAACCACATATCCAAGTAATCTTTTTCTTCATCCACAATAGTCATGTTCTTATATTTTAAATTTTGTATTATCCATTCTTTGTCGTCACTAAAAATAAAAATATGAGAGTATTCGCCAATTGTTTCTAAACTTTTTTCTATGTATGATAACCCAACTGTTGGGTGAATATCTGGATTTTGAAGGTAATCTCCTTTTCTTATGTGGATTGAAATTGTTTTTGATTTGGTGATTTCTGGATATTTTTGTTCCAAATATTGTTTAGTTTCATCATCTATTGAAAATAAATTCATCACTTCTTCTTCGTAACTAAGAAAATTCTTATGACTTTGAAAGTACCCTTCAAATATTGTACTTTCCTCAAACGGTTTTACTTCACTATATTCCCAAGGACCCTCACCTATTGTTTTAAAATCCTCTAAATTTTCAGTAAACGTAAAATTTTTAAATATATTATCAACATATTCGTTTGTTTGCTTACCTTGCATTGGAGTCCATGAATGAGGTCTCAAAAAAACGGGTCTATTATGTTTAAGCCCCTGACAAAAAACATGAGCCGCTTGAAACATTTGATTTCCAAGTCCACCCATCAAATTACAAGATAAATAATTATTCATTATGTTTTTTTAAAAATAGTTGATAAGTTTAATTATTATAGTGTTTTACTTTATTAATTTTTTTAAAGGTTGCTTATTTCTAATTATGTTAGCAACTCGTAATTGTTCAGATAAACCTCCGCAAGCACTACCCTCTTTGTGGTCGTTTAAGGGGGAATCTCCGTTGTACACATAGAATACGTTTGGTAAGAACTTATAATTTGCTTCACCAGCCAACTCTAATAAAGGAAAGGTATATGCAACGTCAGCACCTGATTTGAAATATTCTCCGTTGGTTTCTTTGAAATTTTCAATTGGAATATTCTTCCATAGAAATGATTTCCAAGTTCTCAGGTGTGAAAATCGGAAAGCGTCTTTTCTTATGGTCAAAGGGTCACATTTTGTAGAAAATCCTCTGGAACCATTTGAATACATAAAAGAACCATTGGTAATCCAAACTGATGAGTCTTGATAAGTTTTGTTAATATCCTCTAGTACGGTTGGTAAATATAACCAATCGTCTCCATCGAGTTCAATAACAATGTCATCGTCATCGAAAGACCGTATGAGTTCATCTAAGTTTCTAAGTTTAAATTTTTTTTCTTGATTTATAATCAAATCAAATCGTACGTCACCATCTACTAGTTTTTCTATTTTGGAAACTGAATTGTCCGTAGACATGTCATCTATAAGGTAAACTTTGAAGTCCTTAAACTTTTGCATTTGCAACGATTCAATACATTTTCCAATGTATTTTTCAGCATTCCAAAAACAGCTTACAACCTTAATCATGACAAAATCTTGATATATTGTTCTTTTATTTGTTTTGCAACATTATCAGCGTAAAACTTTTCGATATCCTCTGGCGGTGAAGTTTTTTCTTTGGATAAAATATCACCATTCTCATTCACTTTGTAAATCCAACTATCTTTTCCACTCATCCAACTTTCTATTGTTGTTCTACCTAATTGAATACCTGCGGTTTCATAAGCACCTTCGATAAATGGTTTAAGATTCCATGTGGAAGGAAAATGTTTAATTGCTGGATGCTCTAAGTAACTTTTTAAATAAATTGATTTGTCTTCACCAACTAACCATAGTTCTTTTCCCAAGGATATTGCGTATTCTCCAGCATCTTTAATTGCTAACTCTCTTAGATAATCTACAGTTCCAACAAACAAAATATATCCTTTTTTGTTTTTTGGTAACGTAGAAAATCTGTTTTTGTCAATAGGATTATAAATCACAGAAATCTTCTCTTCCGAAATACCAAACTTTTCAACAATATGGCTTTTGATTTCAGGACGTATTGCAATGTAATGCTTAATCGAATCGTGGATTACTGGGTCTTCAAGTTCTATAACTTCTGAATGTATTGAAGCAATTTTATCAATATTTGGATAAAGATTGACTATTCTTTCAGCAACTGGTTTGTGTTGAATATGAATAATGTCAAAATCAACTTCAGCGACTTTGTATAATGTTGTTGGGTTTGAAACTTGAGGTTTACCATCAGGGCCCGTCACCAACCATTTACCATCACCCATTTTGAATCCGGGGGCTTCTTCAAATGATAGGCATTTTATGCCTTCTTTTTTTGCTAAATCAGTAAGAGGTCCGCCAATTTGGGAAAGAACTGTAACCTGACAATTTTGTTTTTGAAGTGCTTTAGCAAGTTCATAAACGTAAACTTCCGAGCCAGTAAAGGTTCTAAAAAACATGCTAGAAAGCAAAACCTTTATTGGAGTTTTATCATTGTATGGTATTTTAACAGGCAAGTGTTCGGCATATTTCTCAGCAAACAATTGACGATTATCTTCCCACTGTTGGTTCGTTTGTCCAATTGATTTGTGAGTAATTCTAATGTTTGTACAAAGTCCAACTTTTACTCCTTTGAGATGATTTTCCAAACAAAATGGTAAGTCATAAAAATGAAATCCTTTAAAGTCTTCAACAAAATTCTTTTTAATACGATTTTTATGAATTACAATGAAAACTCCATCAACGATAGCAACTTCTTTTATTTCGTTGCCGAGACTGCTGGAATATTTAGACTCCCATTTGCGGCCCTCGGCTTCGTGATTAACGATACCGAACATTTTTCTTCTGTTTTCCCACCATCTTCCACTTTCGGGAACGTGAGTTGTTCCAGCAAGACCGATGATACCAAAATCATTTTTTTCAAAGTTTTTTTGAATTTTTGAATACCAAGCATTAGTATCAAAATAAATGTCATCGTGACATAGAATTACAATATCACTGTTTGCTTCTGCAAGAATTTCATTGTAAACTTGTGAAAGAGATTTTTCACCGTTGTTTATCTTTTCAATAACTTCAACGTATTTGGGGTTTCCAGATGATTTTTTGAAATATTCAATTAATTCTGGGTTATGATTTCTTGTTGAGTATCCAATTGTTATCATTATTCAAAAACTTCTATATTTAACTTTTTCTTTGTTATTTTGGTTCATATTCAGTTATGGTTCCATCAATATTAATAAGATTGTTTTTCAACCCATCAAGTAATACCGGGTTAATTGCATTACCATTAAATTCCTGTTGACCCAAATCCATTTTCTCCTCTATCTGATTTACCTAAATTATTTTTTTCAACCAATTTTACTTTTTTTCCATTAAACACTGGACACAAAACCCCTTGTGCAACCTTTTGATTTTTTTTAATTACAACAGGATGATTATTCATGTTCATTACAATTACTTTGATTTCACCATGATAACCGCAGTCAACTGTTCCAGGGCTATTTAACACCATTAACCCTTGATTGATAGCAAGCCCGCTTTTACTACGTACTTGTAGTTCGGTGCCATCTGGAACCTCAAAAGCTAAACCTGTAGGAACTAAGACTCGTCCAAGAGGCGGAATGTCAATTTCTCCAACACTGTAAAAATCAAAGCCTGAATCTAAATTATATGCATATGTTGGAACAATAGCATCAGGATGGAGTTTTTTGAAATCTAGCTGGACTTTAAGTAATTCTTGATTCATGTAATCATCAAGTTCCGACAAGCTTTTGTTGACTTCCTCAGATTCAATATCTTGGTCATCAATATCTTCCGGATTAAAATTCAAATTCTCGATTACTTCGAATAACTTGTTTAACTCGGCATCTAGCTCTTTATTGATATCAAAATTTTCGCTCATTTTAATGATTTTAATTTTAAGATTACATCCACCAAAACTTGAACATCACGTTCACAATATTCTGCAATTTCCTTAAGCATACCCTTGTTCCAGTAGGCATCGTGGACTTTTGAACCAACTACTTCTCCTTCTTTTGGAGACGGAACGTCCATTGAAGCACACAATAAGTCAAGTGAACCTATTGAGGTGTAAGCCCCGAATTGCCATACTTCTTTAGTGTCTATTGCTCTAATCTCCCATGGTTTTGTGTTGAAAGCGGGAAGAATTGAAGGTGGTAAAATGTTCTGAATAAGCATGCGTTTTGCCATCATAGGAATATCAAAGTTTTTTAAGTTGTGACCACACAACCAAAAATCTAATTTACCTGTTCTATCCAACAATACCTGGACCTCGCGAAGCAATTTATGTTCATCATCATCGGCAAAAGTTTGGCGTTTGATGCTACCTCCATCGGTAACAAAAGCAACACTAACACACACAATTTTTGCAAACTCAGGAACTAAAGCAGCTCTTGTTGCAAACACAACGTTTTTTTGGTCAACTTCAATTTCTTTGTCCTCAGGAAAACGTTTTAAAAACCAATCAAAATATTTATCAAATTGGTCAGAAATACGTGGATGTTTTGATACTAAGTCATCGTAATTTTTTTCTAACCCAACGGTTTCAATGTCAAGGAAAAGAATTTTTGGGGTTGGGATGGTAATCATGATTTTTATTTATTTGATTAAACTTTTATAAAATTCCCCACGGTCAACAGTAACAATATTTAAATCGTATTTTTTACTTACGGTTTCATATAGTCGTTCACCCATATCAGTAACAAGATTGGGATTTTTAAGTAATTTTACAATATACTTAGCCCAATCACTTTGATTTCTGGATTCTTCCACTAAAAGAGCATTACCATCAGTGAACTCACCATTTTTTAAACAATGTTTTAAATCAATGGTATATGGTCCTAAATCACTAGCAATCAAGGCTTTTTTGTAAAATCCTGCTTCGATTACTTTAAGTTGTGACTTCATTTTGTTGAACATGTGGTTTTTAATTGGTGCCAAAGATACATCAAGTTTAGCGTAATTCCTAGCATATGATGTAACCGGTAGTGTCCAAACTCGACGGTACGATTCATTTGCAAACTCTGGATATTCCTCCTGTGCGTATTTTTTTAAAACTTTTTCATACTCAGGGCTGACGTATTTATAATTTTTAGTAAAAATTTCCTCGTATCTAGCCCAAACAGTTTCTTCGGGTTTAATTGGTCTTTTTTTGTGTTCTCCAGTTTGGCCATTGATTTCCGTGATAGTACCCCTTGTGTCAAATCCACAAATAACGAATTGCAAATCTTTGTAATGTGAATTTAGTTTAGCAAATGAATTGTCCAATAATTGAAGGTCTGCAAGGTGCGAAGAACCCCCTAGCCAGCCAACACGAAGTTTTTCATGTGGTATTGTTGGTTCTTTAAATTGTGGCTCATCGGGATTGATTGCGTTGGGTAGCACAAACACGTTTTTATTATATTTGCGAATTTCTTCAGCAAATAGTGGGGTTGTTGTGGTAACATAATCTGCTTGTTTAATACTGTTAACAATTTTCTCGTTAATTTTATTAAACATAATAATGTCATGGATTGGGTGGTCCTTAGTTGGATTCCAATAATCATCCATGTCGCAAATAGTTACAATCCCTTCTGCTTTAAGTTTGTTTACTAATTCATAAGATTTTTCGAAGTCATTGGTAATACTCCGGTGGTACACAACAATTTGAAATTGTTTGAAAAAATTCAAATCTCCGATAGGGGGGTCTAAATCAATTTCTATATGAAAGTCTTCTGGAAACTTATTTTGTAGAAAAATATGAGGTTCAATTGAGCGAAACTTCCCAACACCAAATCTATCTGAGGGAACTACTAGTACATTAATTTTTGACATTTGTCTTTTTTTTGTTCTATAAAATATAAGAACCTAAAAAGCAAATGAAAAGCTACTATGATAACTTTTTAATTTTTGTTAACTTACCTTCAAAAACGTGTTTTCCGACTTGGAATCTAAAATTGTCGTTTGACTTTTCAACATTTTCAACAATTAAACCATTCTCGGACAAAACTTCTTTGACAACTTCTTTAAGAACACTTCTTAAATTTTCAGAGTTATACTGTGGAACTGCTTGTTCTACAATTGGTTTTTTGTTTTGACCCATAAGTCTTGATGCACGTTCTATTAAATCATCTGATAATGTGACTGAACCGCCCATAGATGATGGCTGTTCGATTGGGTGTTCCATCATCAGCTTTTTAATTGCATCTGGCAATTTAGAATTTTTGATTGCATCTGATGATGCTACGGGATAGGGTTTGTTCATAAACTGGCTTGATGGTGCATCAGATTGCTGCACAAATTGTGAACCTCTTGGATTTTCAGCCAACAAATCCTCAGGGATATTATATTTGATATTTGGAGAATCAAAATTTTCCATTACTGGATTGTTTTTTATTTTAGACGTTGTGCCTTTATCCATTTGATTGTGTCTATCCATAATGGCTTTTGACATCATAATTTTTTCTAAGTCCATATTCTAGAATTTTGCTATAATAATAATGCTTGTCATGTCTTTGTCACCAGTTGGGTTAAAATTTGGTCTTGGTGTGTCGAAATTATCTCCCGTTGGTTTGTACGATACTATTTTATCCAATTTAAATAATCTCCATCCTGGCATAGGTCTTGTCCCGAGAAACCCACGGTGAGAAGCCCCTTCTTCGTCCCAAGCACGAACAACTAAATTATTTTTCTTACTTCGGCCAAGTGCTACTGGTTCGATAAGCCTTAAGCCCTTACCTCCTGGTTCGTCACCGTCATAATACATTATAATTTTTTGTTTATCTTCAATAGATTTTCTAACAGAATCCACTGATGCGATTTCTGTAATTAAATTTTTAAAGACTTCAAAAAGTTTCATTAGAAGTTTGGGTAAGTTTTAAACCTATTATATTTGTTAATTTTGATTTCGTCTTTTCTTTCTGCAATATCTCGATTAGTTCCTGCGGTATCATTGTATACGTCCAAGAAAACACCCGTTCCTCTACCCATATCATCACCATCAGCAAGAGCTTGTGAATTGGTAACCCCATATTCATCGGCTCCTTGTTGAAAATCGTTTCTTGTTATTAATCTTTTTCTTTCAGCATCTGCAATTGCTGTTAAATTATTTTGTTCACTTTGTGCTAAATCTAGCGGTTCGAAAACTTTTGGATTGTTTGCCATTTTAAATTTTTGAAATTAATTCATTTATTCTTTTCAGACTTTCAACAACTGTTTGTTCGTAAGTTGCTGAGGCATGTTTTTGAGTGGTTCGTTTGTGTTCTTTGGAGGGTCTCACCAAATCTTTTACATTATTTTTTAAGTCATTTGAATTGACTTTCGGGTCCTCGGGTTTTGTGTCTTGTTGGTTATTATGAGTATTATTTCTCATGTTATTTAAGGAATTGTTAACCCAATTTTTTACCAAAGCACCACCGTTTAAAATAAACGAAACCTCAGTTGGCTCCCCCTCAAAATTATCAAAAAAGTTTTTTATCCTTTTAAGTTGCTTGTAGGTGATTTTTTCTTGCGATTGGAGTTCTTGGTTTCTTCTGAATCCTTCCGTGTTTTGGTCCGCGCCTTGTGCTTGAGCAAAAGAATTCCTGAGATGTTGTTTAATATCTTTTGGAATTACCATCTCACCTACACTAGTGTCGTATAATTTACTGTTCACCTTTTAATTTTATTAAATCCATAATTTCACCTTTAGTCAAAACCTCGTGTTCAATTTTTTTATTCACAATATCTTTTTTCTTTTTTTTGCCAACAAGAATGTCTTCAATAATTTTTGCCATTTGTTCTTTTTGCAATTTTTTTAAAATTTCTTTCTCTTGCAAACGAATTCTCATGTCGCTACCTTTCTTTTTTTTCTTTTGAGAAATACGTGGGTCTTTACCAAACTCGATTGCTCTTTCAACCGAATTATCCACACCCATATCTTCTAACTTTGCGATAGTTTCCTCCGGAGGTAAATCTTTAGTTTCCTCATAACCGAATGCTGCAGATAAATCTTCCTCTTTCACTTCTGATTCTAAATAATAAACTCCTCCTCCGGCATATGTCCTAGCTAGATAATTTCCTGGTTGCGTAACGGCTTGAACTGTTTGGTCCATCGTTTTACGTGGTGTGACATTTGGGTCGAGAATTGGAACATTTGAATTAGATAATGTTCCATCAGAGTTCACAATCTCCTCAACTTCACCTTTAACTTCTTTGCTGGTTTTTTTCTTTTTTGATTTGACAATTTTTTCAAGATGATTCTTCAACGCTTCTATTTTTTCTTTAGGAATTTTGATATATTCATCATTTTTTCTGGCCTCACTGATGGTTTCAGCAACAGAAAACCATAAGTGTCCCCCATCCTTTTTTTCTCTTAAAAGGAAGTAGTAATTAGAACCGAAATATTCCTCGTTAAATTTCAGCATACTTTTTTTACTATAAATACTCAAAAGAAAGGTATTTATCTATAAGTTATGGCATACCAAAATATCAATCAATACAATTATAGAAAAATTGGTCTAAAACCTGTTAACGAAATCTTAGATTTTTGTTTGGCAGATGATGCAAAAGATTTTAACCAAGAGGTGATTTTTTCACCTTTACTGATTGCTGAGGATGATGGTAATAGAATGCCATTCAAATTTGATTTTAACTCAACTGGTACTACAATATCACCAATTTTTAATGATTTTCTATACGATACTATTGTATCTGAAAACTTTTATAACCCCGATAATATTGACCCTAATTTTTGCCCCGTTACAACAGAAATTTGCGATATTGGATTAACAGGTATTGACAACGGACTCACAACAGAAATGTCAGGTATAACCATGACAGCATTCACCGGATTGTACACAACAACAGCTCAAACATACAACAGATATATCTATGACCGTAGATTTAAAATGCATCCAATATCCGGAAACACAACAACAGAAAACAGATTATGGAACGATAATTCATACTCTTATGGGTTGTCTTATGAAAATGTTGGGGGAGATATCGGAACTGTTGCCAAATTAAATGGGGGATTTTATCAAGGTTTTTATAAACTTCAGGGTTATGACTACGAGGTGTTTCCAACAAGGGTAAGTGAGGGTTGGTCCGTGGAAATATTGTTAAAATATCAATTCTCGGGAGATACAAATATCGGACTCAACGCTCGTTATCCTGAAAACAAAGGTACTTTCTTTTTTATGGGAAGTAGGGCCGAAAACAAATTTTATCACTATGCTGATGGTAGTCCATCCTCTGATACCGGTTACACGCGAGTGACTTCAGGACTTACCTGCATGCACACTTGTACTTGTTCTATAACGGGGGGTACAGGTTCGGATTGTATTCCCGTATATCAACCATCGGGTGTAACATCCTCGAATTGTACTTGTGGTTGTCCCTGTGGTTGTTCCACCGAAGCGTCTATAAAAGAATTAGACCCACTCTATGATGGTGTGTCAAATGCCATGTCCATTAGGTTTAGCGGTGATACAGGAAATCCCAGAGTCTGCGTCAAGGAATATTTGATTACGGGAAGTTGTATTTCTTCGGGAGTTTGTTTGACAGGTGTAAGTTATGTTACTGGGGTAACCACAGTTGAATGGTGTTCTACAAAAGGGATATTCGATGATTGTTTATTTACGCAATACCCCTTATTTGAACACTGGGTTCAAATCGATGCGGTGTTTGAAAGGGCTGTATATTTTGATTGTAAAGATTTAGATTATCTGGGGGGACTCGGACAAATCGAAAAACAGGTTTTTACCGCTTCATCAGCAAACAATAGTGTGAGTTTGGTTATGCCCCCAATTACCCATGAGGAAGGGTACTCCGGTTATACTCCAGCAAAAACAACAGAAGTAAAAATCACAGACCTGTGGCTCGAACAAAAAGAATATAGAAGAGGAACTCTAAAGATTTTTGTTAATGGCAAACTCTTTATGGTTTGTGAAGATTTCGAGGAAATTATACCTCGACCCTTAAACACTTTTAAAGAACGACAAGTTGGTGTGCCCTTTAATATTTCAGTGGGGGGTGGCACTCAGGGATTGAAAGACAACTTAACTTTCTCGGGAACTTGTCCTGCGGAATTATCCGGAATGACTTATCAACAAGACCCCGAGTGTTTAACTACTGATGATTTAGATAATACAATATATTCGGGTTTGACTACCAATATTTTCTTAGAAGAAATTTTTGGAGGAAGTTTTATTGGTCAAATAAGCACATTTACAATGTATGTGGAACCGCTTGATGCTTCAGAAGTCAAACACAATTTTAGGATTTTAAAAAACAAGTACGATTTGTTGGACCCTGATTGCCCTGATTGTTTTGTGTTTATAGCACCAACGCCTTCACCAACAGCAACTGTAACTCAAACTCCATCTAAGACACCAACAAACACTCCAACTGCGACTCCAACGAAAACACCAACAAACACACCGACAGGGACACCCACAAATACACCAACTAACACACCAACACAAACACCAACACCAACAAATACTCAAACCCAAACTGGAACAAACACACCAACACCTACCAACACCCCATCAGAAACTCCAACCAACACTCCAAGTGTTACACCAACAAATACTCAAACCGAAACTGGAACTAACACACCAACACCAACTAATACGGAAACACCA